AAAGCACAAAGATGATGCTCAGAAGAACTAACAGGCATGTCTTCACTTCTTGTAATATTTACAACTTCATTGTTATAGTTCTTAATGGTTATTGGCTGCAAAGCTGTACCATTTTTGTTTGCTATGTTGACAGCTGTAGTCAATTCATATGTACCTTCCCTAACATAGATTGTATCTCCTGCAACAGCATAAGATAATGCTCTATTTATAGTAGCAAAAGGATAAAGAATTGTTCCTGACTGATCATCACTGCCATCAGCAGCAACATACCACTCACCTTCAGGTATATCCAAAACAAGAACTGTATGCTCTTGTGCAGTATAATACTTACCATCAGTAGCCTTTATAATGACTTCATAAGTATTATCACCATCAGCATCTTCAGGATTATCAGCATCAGGTGCATTTAGTAGAAATTTAGAGGCATTAAATGACAGCACTCCAGAATTTTCATCAATAAGAAATTTATTCATATCAGCACCACCAACAATAGAGTATGATACATCCTGACTCTCAGGATCAGTGGCTACAACTGTATCAATAGCAGTATTATTTTCAAAAATTATGAATGATGACGTAGAGAATACAGGAGCTTCGTCAACATTAACAATATTTATTTCAATCACTTCATCATAGTCACCTGCTGCATTCGTAACTCTGATTTTAATATCATAGGTGTCTTTTGATTCATAATCAAATGATACTTCTGCAATAAGATAGGCTGTATATGTTTCAGCATTAGGATCAACATAAATACTAAAATCACCATTATCACCATATCCAATAGGTAAGGATATTCCAACAACACGACTTTCAGAGATATAATTTATCCTTGCAACAGTATCACCAATAAGATTACCTTCAAATATCCAGTTCTTAAATAAACTGATTGATGTTGCTACTTCTGCTACATCAAGTATATTGATCACAAAAATCTTCTCAATGGAAATATTTCCATCACTGGCTTCAACTTTAATGGTATAGCTGTACTTTTCTTCATAATTAAATATTTCATTTGTCAATAATTTATCATCCTCAATTGTAAATTTATCGTTATCAGTCCATATATCACTATCTATCAGGCTGTAAGTTACAGTACCTTTCTCTCCGAGTGAAGAAGAAAATTCTCCCACTACTGATCCTATTGGTAGACTTTCTTCAACATTAACACTGGTAAGCAGTAAAGTTGCAGGTAATGCAGGATTATCTTGTACTTCAATAATAAACTTTTTATTGGTGTAGACTCCTTCAGAATTTGTAGCCCTGATAATAACTTCATATTTATTGTCTTCACCAACATCTACAGGATTGTCAAAATCAGTTATGATATTAAATGTTAATTCTCCTGTATTTTCATTAATTGAAACATGTTGGTAATCTACTCCTGAATAAATCGAATAGGTTATTTCTAATCCATTAGGGTCTACTGCTTCTATGATTGTTATGGCCTGAATAGCTTCTTCTACTTTTATTAAAGTAGGTGTAGTAAAGACAGGACTTCTCCCCCCTCTTATAACACTACTGCCATTAAAGTATCCATTAATAACTGGTGTACTTCCCAAATATATATTGAGAAGTTCTTTATCTCCTAATTTCATGGCTCTAAGAATTAAAAGGTAAGATAAAGAGTATTGCTGTCAGCACTATCTCCAAGTTCTTCATACTCTTCTTGGGTGAGACAGACAATGTTTGTAGCTTTTGGAATAGAGGAAAAAGTATCAAACCTATTGGTAATGATATCACTTTTCTTCCTGTTAGTGATCATTTTTACTGTTTTGATCACTTCTGCAAATGTCATTAAGTATTTAGACATAGCGTTAGGATTTTAAGGTTAGTAAATTAAAGAACTACAAATATAAGCAAATTAAAACTTTTATTAGCTATTTAGGTTCAATATAATAGCATCTTGCTCCTGTAACTAATTCTGACCATTCTGTGTCATCAATAACCTCAGGTATTAAATCACCATTTCGATATCTGGTTTCATTTAAATTACTTGCTAACCATACCTGAGTACCTATTTTGACAGTTAGATAAGACTTACCATCATTGCCTGTCATAATTCCTGTATCTGTATCATCATCTTTGACAAGTCTTACAGAAGAACCATCTTTTTTTTGTGTTATAGATGTTTCCAATGATTCAATAACTACGGAATCATATGCTATATTTACACATCGAGCAGAAGATTCAGCTGCTTCTGTTGCAGTCCAAAAAGCTCCATATTCTTTTAAAAAATCACATGATCCTTCACTGTCTCTATTTCCCCCTCCCCTTGCGTGGAATCCTACTTCATCTGTTGCACCTGTATTTGGTGGATCCCAATGTTCATTTCCAGTCTCCTTCAGTTTACCACCTGCTACAGTATTACCACCAAGATAGATCATTAATGTGTCCCATTCTTCAGATGTTGGCACATGCCACCCTTCAGGAGCAATATTCCTTTCATCTGTAGCTGCATACCAATTATAAAATAATCCATAATCATGGGTTACAGGTGTAAATATACCTTCCTGCTTTCTATCAGAAAGGGCAAGAGATAATCTGTTATTTAATCCATGAGTCATTTTACCAATAGATTATGATACCTGAAGCTGTTGTTGCATCATCAAAGATTTTTTTTACTCTGAATCTGCTGCAAACACCAGCAGTTACAGTAACAGTAATATCTTCACCATTTACAGTAGTGGCATGAACATCTCCATCTGATGCTACTTCAAAGTATCCGGGCTGTGGAAGATTAACATCATCAGCAGGAGTACAAATATAAGCACCATTGCATACAGCAGTACTTTGTTTGCGAAGAAGATTAATGATGGTTTTAATAAGTTTTTCCATTGGTGTAAGTATTAATTGTGACATCCAAAAGGATCACTAACTGTAGATTGGTTAATAAATGTTGCAGTATTAAGATCAAGTCCTGTTTCTACAGATTTAATGTAGTTGTAAAACATCTCAAGCCTTATTTCAAAGGTATAATCATTCATAGTTTCAAGCTGACTCTCTGTAACAGTGGGAAATATAGTGTCAGCATATACAAAGAGATTCATCCCATTATATGTCTTGGGATATCCTGTCATAATTACACCATCTCTGTATTTGTAGATAGTTATGACAAGTGATCTTTTTATTCCGTTATTTTCCATTATACCTTTTGACAAACATAGTTAGAGAATGCAATGCTGTAAGTAATCTCATAAGAGACACTGAATTCTGCAACAAGTTCAATATTCTTTGTTGCTGAGAAGGTATATATGGCACTGAGCTCCTGAGTAGGAGTTCCACCTTCTTCTGTTACTGTCCAGTAATCAAATTGTGCTCCTGATGCAGGAACTGCTCTTACAGTTACAGAATCATTTTCATATGCAATTGTAGAGCCATATACTGCCCCAAGTGCTTCGTTGTTTGATGTTACATCAACAACATAATAACTTGAAGGTAATGGACAACCTGTAAGGTCAACAATCTCTGCTTCTGAACCTGCAATAATATCAGTATCAAAGTCAAGACCTGATTCTTGTGACTCTACCCACAGGATAAAATCAGCAAGCCTTGCCTGATAAGTAACATCACTCATTTCTGCAAGCTGAGAGTCATTAATAGCAGTATACTCTGTACCTGTCCAATCTGTCCATGTTGATGATGCTGTCATTCCATCATAAGTCTTAGGATAGCCTGATGCTATAACAGCTCCTTCATATTTGGTAACTACTACCTTAAGTGATCTTTTTGTTCCATTATTATCTGACATGGCAATTAGTATTATGGTGTTGGTATTATTTGTATTCCCTCTTCTATTTCGTAGACAATCACATAGTCACCAGGATCTGTAAACATACATCCTGTAACAGGATCAAGCATATTTATGAGTCTCCAGTTATTCTCAGGATCAGCTGTATCAGTTATAACTACTCTGACATAGAACCTATAATATTTATCAAAATAAACATTGTAGAATGGATGTACATATCTGCACCATGAAGAATTATCAATGTCACAGATATCCTTATGTACAGGTTGTGCCATTTCATGATAGAAGTAGAAATCACTTTGAGTATCATCATATGCTATAGCATAAATATACTCTATTCCTATTGGTTGTAAATATGATGCCTGAGTTGAGTAGCTAAAATTAGCAGTATCAATGGTAGCCTGATAATAAGAAATTCTTGTATCTGCCTGTGAATGGCTATCATTGCACTCTACATCAGGAAGTCCATTTGTTGTATTAAGTAGTGATATAGTAAGCTTCTTCTCTGAATCATTCCAAGTTATGGTAGAAGAGAAATGTGCCCTTAAGTAGATAGTAGCTCCTACATCACTACATCCTGTAGCAACTTTTATGTTAAACAAGAAATTTCTGTAATGATTTATATTACTATTGAGTGGAGAATAGTTGGTATAATAGGTTGTTGCAATCAGAGCATTATAATTGTTTTTATACCTATCATAGTCAACAGTTTGTTCAAATATTAATGTTATTACATTTCCTACTTTGCTGATTGTAGCTGAACCTGTCTGATTTACACAAGATAGTGCAGTTCCATATGATCCAGCAGTACAAGCAGTTCTTTTCCTCATCTTTACTGTCTGAGTAAGTGCTCCTGTTGTAGTAACAGTACCATTTGAAGAGCCCATATAAGAACTGTGATACTTAAATAAATCACAGGTAGCATGATTAAAGGAAGCAAGCATATCAAATGTTACCACATAATTACATGTAGCTTCATCCCAAACCATTACAGGAGTAGTATCATCAATTATATTTGCATCAGGATCAATGCAATCACATTCAAAAGTAGTGAGACATTTAAAGTATAAGCTCCAGCTTGTTGCAAGATTTTCTGGTTCCATTATTCTTGGAGTAACGTGAATCAGAAGATAATCTCCAAGAGTATAAGTAAATTCAGTTAAGTCACATACACATTGAATGCTTTGAGAACTGAACCTTTTTGGATTTGCATTATAATCTGTACTGTTCTGTTGTGATCCTATAATCCATTCATCAATGACAACAGGATTTTCAGGATCAAGTACTGACACATAAGATATAGTTACTTTATCAGCAACTGCAAGTGCATAAAACCAATATGCAAAGTAATTGGTACTTCCATCATCAGAAAGCATGAATACAAATTCTCTCTCTGCATCCTGAAGCGGATCTACATTTGCAGTAAAACTTACTACCATTGGATAGGTAGGATTTGTACCTTGTGTAGAAGAACAATTGATTTCATCTACTGTGATAAAATCAAGACATTCTATTAAATCAGGAGCATATCTTGAACCTTGTTCATAGGAAGATGTATACTTGTAGAAGTTAATCCAAATGTACTCTATGACAGGATAAAGGTCTCCTGACATTACAGGCTCATCAGTAAATGGATGAGTTGCCTGAATAAGAGGGTCACTTCCCACTCCTGTTCTGAATACAATATCTCCATCAACACTTCCGAGATGCCAAGAAATAAGATAATCTCCTATTTCATTTCCTAATGATACAACCTCTCCTACACTAAAAAGACCTACTCCACCCTCATAAGATTCAAAAGCAAGACTAAAGTCATCACATGGAGTATAAGTAAGATAACATATTTCTTCATTTGTCACGCAAGGGACATAATCTTCATCTTCAGGAACATTTGGTTTTGTCTGCCCTGTAGGAAGATTAGTGGAAACATAATATTCTGTAAGAGTATTACAGCAATACTGGCCCGTATTTTCCTCTTCTTCTGTTTCACATTCCCACTCTGAACACTCCCAATATGTTGCAGGTGGAGGTACTATAATTTCTTCTTCCTGACATACATGATCAATAAACTGTATTCTCATGTATTCTATAGGAACATCTTCTTCATCTGGGTCAATTACAACTGGAGGATCTGTACTGCAATCAACATGACTTCTTACTTGAGCAAGATAGTATTTTGATATATCACAATATCTTACAGGATTACAAGCAACCCCATATTTTTTCTGTGATATAAAAAGATGTGCTATATCAAGCAGATCACAGCAATCTATGTTACAATCAATTGCAACCACAATCTTCTGTATTAGCGGTTAGTGGAAGTATCCTGTCAAGAAAGTTAAAGATATCAAGCATCTTGCTGCAATCACAGTTGCAGTTTGAAGCCTGAGTAAGAGAGTAATGAAGCATTAAATAATCAAGATATGATTTATCAGTTCCACACTCTATGTCATCATTAAGAATTAATCTGCACTTGAGGGATATATCAAGGAAGTAACATCCCTCTTCAGTCTGGTCAACTCCTCCCACAAGAGAAATAACAAGTTCAATATTATATACCCCATCAACAAAAGCATCAAGACCGAAAAATGTAGGAGTAATGATAATACTATCCCCACCAAGTAAAAGACCTGTGTCATCATAAAGGGAAAAGTAAGCAATTTGATTTGAAGTTGAGTAAGTATACTCTGCTGTATACATAATGATATGTGCAGGAAGACCAGAAAGAGAATAATGTATCATTCCATTGGTAAGCCCAAGAGACTGAGAAACACCTGTTATCCCATACACTGCAAGTTGTGCAGTTACCTGATTCTGAACTACTGTTCCTGCTCCTACATTATCAAGAACTATATCACCATTAAGAAGGTCAAATACCTGAGAAGTGATAATATTCTTGATATAGATATGATTCAACACTGTAAGGGAAGATAACGGAATTCCATCTACCATATAGGTTCTTGGTGATGATACAGATGCAGTAACAGCTACAGGATCATTACCGTTGTAAGAAGCTGTAACTGTTACTGAACTGATTGAATTTGCTATGAGCCCTGCTTCATATTGAGAAGATTCAAGCACTATAAGCTTGCCTTCTATGTCTGAAATGGTCATTGTAGACAGAATTAGAAATTAAAGTAAAGGGGAGTGATACTCCCCTCTACCATCATCTTTAAGAACCATAGTTGCTGATAGTACCTTGTGTCTGTTCCTGAGCAGTAACAAGGTAGGTCTGTGCCATAGTAACCAAAGTGTCAATCAATGTTTGATATTCTTCTTCGTCAGGGATGGCAACCAATGTTTCCATTTGGTTGGAATAGTTAAGGAATCCTCCTGAGGTTGACCTGAAATTCCAATTCATCCACATTTGCCAGTAGGAGGTATTTGCATCAGCATCAGGTGTAAATCCTGAATTACGAAACAGACCATTAAGCTGTGAATCACGGTAAATTCCTGTTTCACCCCAGCCTGCTGCTACATATTCATGTCTTTGGATGTCATATCCTGAACCTTCCTCAAATACAGGAGGAGTAACAGTAACAGTAATGTTTGCAATATCTGTTTCAAAGTCCCCTTTGAGACCAAGAGTGCAGGTAAACTGCCTGATAAAACTGTAACGGGGATTAATGCCTGCAAGACTTGCCTGCAATGTTTCAGATCCAACAACAACAGTTACAGCAACATCACCAGTATTAGATGCTGTTAAAATTGCTTCATCATCGTTGTTAATTTCTGCTGCAACAAGATCACAGAAATCAGCTAATGCATAACTTCCTGAACCATTGGATGGAACATCAACAGTAAAGGTTTTGGAAGGATTTTGAAATCCATTGAGGCTCATTGTTTGACCACTCATGAATTCAAAGTGCAGAACATAACTTCCACCGTACTGGGGATCAAAGCTTGTCAAATCAATGTAAAAAGTTTGATCATCTGCCCCTACAGGAGCCATACTATCTATCCTGTTGATGAGAGTTTTGGGAATATATTGTCCTGCTGATTTTTTTACTTCCTGATTGCCATTGCCGTCAATTGCACCAACTGCAAGGTAAAACTTGTCAGGCAAAGTTGATCCTGTTACAGAGAGATTGGTTTCAGCATCAAAGATACCAAGTTGACCTGTATTAAGATCACTCAAAGTTTGACCTGCTCCAAGCAAGTCGGCATAAGAAACAACAAGAGCCTGAAAAATAGGGTTAGTGTTCATGTGTATTAGTTTAAAGAGTTAGTACTAATTATTCATTTTCATTTTTGCCTGCTTAGCCTGAAAATCAGCAAGCAAATCACCTGTTGTTATGAGGACTGCCAAATCCACTATCTCCTTATGAAGGGTCTCAGGTAATTCACAATTTTGGTATCCTGAGAGAACAGTTCCATCAGGAAGAGTGTAAGTGCCACCCACTGCATCATCAGCAGAATGAATGTACTTTGGTTTACGAAGGTAATTCAACAGCATTGAACTAATTTCAAAGCTGTCATCAGTATAGGCATATATTACTGATAAATTAACAGAGGTTGGTGCATCAGGCAGAGGTATTGTTGTAATGGAAGAGAAGAGAATATTAACTTCTTCCCATTCAAAGGAACTTACCGTAAATGTATCAGTCTCAAATTCAGTTTCATGCCTTACTATATTTGACCTTATGTACTTGCTACATTCTCCTTTTGTGCACAATATTTTCGAAGAAACATGATGCATATAGTCATTGGGGAGAGTAAACATATACCTATTGTCTACCTTCTGTGCACTAAGACTTAAGTTATCAACCATGATAGTCCTTAAGTCATCAATACTTCTTTGGTTGACTTCAAAGCTTACTCCTTGAAATATTCTTGGAAAAGCTATAAGCCTGATCAATATATCCTGAGCTTCGTTAAGCTTCCAGTCTATTTCCGGCACACGGAAATTTCTATACTTCTGTGAATCAATCTTATTGATCTTCACCTTGAAGTCATAGTGCATATTTCGTGTCAGGTTTGCCATAATAGTTACTTGTTAAGCTTTTCAAGTATACTGACCTTCATTTTTGAATTCTGTGGGTCTTTGAACCAGTCTACTGCTGACTCATAATCATTTGCAATTCTTTCACCCATATAGAATATTGCACCTGCTTCTTTTGTGAGAACATTGCGTTGAAGTGCATCAAGAATAGTGGCACGGATATTCATTTCCTGTTTATCCATTTTTGCTACTCTCATGAAGTCAGCAGGCTTTTCATCAATGATCTTGTCAATTTCAACATCAATAAAATCCTGACTTCTTCCTTTAACTGCTTTCTCACTGAGTATCTGCACAATGGCAGTTTTCTCATCAAGTGACATTTTAAGCACAAGCTTGGTGCATTCTCTCTTTCTCTGAATCTTGGTAGCATTTAGCTTTACCACTTCACTTTCATCAAAGATGACATGTGTTGCTTCAGGATAGAGACCCTTTTCATAATCCTGCATTGAGTTTGCCACATATTGACTTGCCTTAAGATTCTTAATCTTTACAAAGTCAGCTGGCTTCTCATCATCAAAGATTACTGTTTGGTTAGGAAGTTTTATTCTTGCTGATTGAGAGCTCCAGTAGGGATGAGGGGTAGTGGGATCAAATCTGTCTGAGAGATCAACTCCCATAAGTTTTCCATACTTTTCTGCCTCTTCTTCTGTTAACCCTGTAGCATATCTTCCTGTTTGGGTATTGTAAAGAACTTCAATTACTTTTGGTTGTGAGAAGGATTCTTTTCCTTCTTTTCCATGCCACGACTTGCGTGTAATAGGTTTTACTTCGACTAACATAAATAAGGGTTTAGGTTTGCTCTTAGAAAAAAAAAGGTCAGGAAAAGGGGAATGACTCCCCCTTTCCATGACCAAGGGCAAAACTATTGTTCCCCTCTTCCTCCTGTGTAGAACGAGTTACGGGAAAGAATGAGTTCACCACACTTGGTAACATCCTCAATATGCACACCACATTGTTTTGCAACATGCATTTCATAGTAGTCACCTGAGTGGCTCATCATTCCTTTGGTATTGGGGCCATAAGGATTCTGAAGACCTGATACATAACCAAGTTTGAAGCCATTTGCCTTATCAATCAACTGGATGTTAGCTCCAGAGCCACCTTCGGAGAAGTCAAGGAAGGTATATCTCATGGATTCCATGGGATAACCTGTTACCGGATCAATCTCGAAATTGATTTCACGATCATCGTAAAGTGGCTGATGAATAAGTTCAAGTTCAGCTCCATTTGCCATGCGGTACTTCACAAACTGATAGCCAGCAGCGAGAGCATTAGAAGTGTAAGGAGACGAAGTTTTGTCCACGATGTACTGGTCAACAACGGCAATAAAGCCTTTCTTTGCTGCCCAATCCTGAACTGCCCTATGGAACAGGATCATTCCATATTCACCAGTAAAGGCTTTAATTTTCCTTCCTGATCCGGGCTTTACTCTTCCGTAGAAGATATCCATCAGATACTCCTCAATAAGAGTAGTTGACAGATGAGAATAACGATAAACATGTGCATCTTCAAGCATTTCCTGAATGCCGGGACCTGAATAAACAGGTCTTCCATTTGCACCAAGAACAGTGTCAGTACTTCTTGAGTACCAATAACCTCTTTCAAGTTCACGATACCACTGTTCCCAATATTCAACTTCTGCATACTTGATCCATGAATCATGGTAAGTACCTTTTTCATCAGGGATTTTAACAGCAAGAACTTCATTGGCAGCATCACCTGTCACTGAATACATCTTACGATATCTTCCCATCTTGTTCTGAAGTGAGAGAGGCAGAGAGTACTGAGTACTACCTGACTGTTCACCACCTTCTTCATACTGTGAGTACAGTTTTGCCCATGGAGTACCAGCATAAAGATACTGGGGTGGAATGAAGAATGAGAAATCATCACTCATTGGTCTTACTGAATAGAGGAAGCCGTTTCCTCTTCTTCCTAAAACTTCCTGAATACGAACCTGATACTTCTTGTTAGATGTACCCGGATGGATAACATCACCTGCAAGATACCAGTTTTCATCAAGTTTCAGGTTGAAAGTAGTCTTACCAAGACCGGGGGTAGTGTTTCCCGGCTCTACATTTTCAACAACCACAAGAGGTCTTGTAGTGGCCCCTTTGAGGTTCCACTCCCAAGAAGTAGAATTGATAGTTTTGGAAGTAGTATGAAGCAATGCTGTGAGAGGATTGCCTGCATAACGGGTAGAGGTAAATAACTGTGTCATTTTCCCCTCAAATACATCAGGCTTGGCAATCAAAGCAGCACCAAGATGATTTCTCTCAGTCATGTTTGCATGCCAAGGCATTTGCCTGACGATTAATCTGTTCTGTACTTTACTCATTTTCGTAGATATTTTTTAGAGTTTACTACTTAGAAGTAGTCAGAGAGACTTCTATTCCTTGAAGTGGTAGATGAAGCTGGTCTTATATTATCCTTTTGAGTTAACAGGTTAGACTTTGCGTCTTTAGTCACCTTTGTCTTTACTTCTTTAACTAAGTCAGTAAGATCAAAGTCAGATTTAAGAAGCTTGGCAAGTAGGAGAAGTTTTTGTTTATCAGCACTCTTGTAAAGATTATTAACTGCTTCATGCAAAGGGGTGTTCCCTCTTTCATTTACATCTGAAATAAATCCCACAAGTTCCTTTTTCTCAGCTTTGGTAAATGTAAATCCATTTACCTGATCTGTTGTATCAAGGGTTTCTTTTACTGTATTAACAAAAGCTTTGTGATTATTTTTTGCTGCTTCACGCTTTTTTGCTGCTTCCTCTTGGGCAAGCTGCTTAGCTTTCTTGTCAGCATCCATAATCTGCGTGTAATACTTTTCAGCATACTTTTTCTTTTTACCTGATTCCTCAAGCCAATCAAGTTTATCATTAATGTCTTCGGTATCAAGACCTTCAACATTACGATAATAGAATTTCAAGATTTCATCCTGATCTTCTGTATTTTCAAGATTGACTTCTGGTATCTGGCTACTCTGAATCATCATCCTGAAAAAGTCACGGGTCTTGCCACCAGCTTTAATGTATTCAAGATACGCTGCACCATCCTCACTTTTTACTTCTGCAATAAATGAGTTAATGGTTTCTTCAACCCTGTTCTCAATTTCTTCATCCTGTAATTCAAAGAACTTTTCTTCTGTTACTTCTTCATTTTCCTTTAACGTGATTGATTTCAGAATTCCTTTCTCTTTAAGTTCACTTGTCAGAGTTGTAAAGAACTTGACATCACTATCATCGGGTTCTTCATCTTTCTCTTTAGGTGCATCTTTAAAAGGCTCAGGTTCTTCTTCATCAATCTTTTTTTCTGGGTCATCAACTTTTTCTGGTTTTTTCTCTTCTTCTTCTTCAGGATCAGGTTCTTCATCCTTTTCCTTTACTGGTTCAACATCAAAGAATTTTTCAGAGTTATCCCATACGAAGTCTTCCAGAGCAGGTGTTTCTTCTCCTGCTTTTTTACTGGCAGTGTTACTCATAACGTTGCAAATTTAAGTTTAAAAATTAAGTAAAGTACAGTTTCAAAATGTAGTCTTTTAGAAAATGTTTATTAGTATCATTTAGATTTAGGCTTTTGTGAAGCCTTCTTCTCATCAATCTTTAACTTCTTGTCTGCTTGTTCAGAAGCTTTTCTATCCATTTCCTGTTGATGCTGGAATTTTAATTCATCAAGTTTCTGCTTACGCATTTTAATGTCAGCATCTACACCCATCTTTGCTACTTCAAGAACATCAGGCTTTCCATCCTCATCCATGTCTTTATCTGTGTTAAAGCCCATTGAGAGAATAAGTTGTTTTTCAATTTCAGTCTTTCTTCTTTCTTCTTCCTTAAGTACTATCAGTTCTTTTTCCCTTTCAAAAGCAGTCTCTGCATACTGTTCCTGTTGTGCAAGCATATCCTGTTGTGCTTTTGACTGTTGCTGCTGTAGTTGCATTTCTCTCTCATGTGCTTTACCTTCAGCTACTGAGAGCAGTTCTTCAGCTTCCTGTACTGATTCAGATCTGATAATCTTTACAATATCAGAGAGTTCTGCTTTTTGATTCTGCATTGCAGCCTGAGAAAGTTGCTGAACTGCTTGTTTTGCTTCAGCAGCTTTTGATGAATTGCTTACAAACAGACCATATGTAGAGTTATCAAGTAATTCACTATTGATATCCAACAGCTTCGTAGAAAAGTCATCTATTACATAGGAAAGTTTACTGACATTTCCTTTTGAATAGAATACTTTGGCAGTTTCAAGGAGTCCTTCAATAAGGTTCTTCTTGATCTGATTATGCAGTTCAAAGTAAGGTTCAATGATAAAAGATGACTGAGTATAGTTCATCTGGGAATTTGCAACTGCCCCCTGAGGAGGAGTTTGTCCTTCCATTTCCTTTGTGATACCTACAGAAGCACCACATCTCATTTCAATATACTCTGCCATGTTAATATACTTCTGAATATCAGAAGCAAGTGACATATCAATCTCTTTTGCTGCATTGACAACATCAGACTGACCCCCACGATTTCCTTCCTCATTGGGATTGAGAAATCCTATATGAAGGGTTTCTGCATAGTAAGCAAACTTATTAATATTGATTCCTTGTGATTCAGGAAGCATATTCATATTGAGCAAAAGGAGCTTGCCCTTATCAGATGCCATAAGCATCTCTATACGATACATTATGATATTGTAATAAAACTGATAACTCTTCATTCTATCCATTAAGGATGTAATCTCTGAGTTTGTATTGTCATAAGCTGCACCTTTGTAAGATAATTTACAATGATAGAGATTGGTGATATCCTTATACTGACCCGGAACAGGTCTCATTCTCTTGTAAATAGTACCAATTTTGTATCCTTCATGTGCCTCTGGTATCCACTCCACTTCAATTTTTATATCACCATTCTCAGGATTAAACCTGTAATTTTCATCAACCATCATTTCATGAATCTTGCCTGTCTTTAAATCCATATAAGTTAAGAAAACAACTTTCTTCAGGCTTTTAAAGTTTGCATGAAATACCCTGATATTATTTACAGACTGAATCCTATTCTCATTGAAGGAAAATTCAAGAAACCTTGCATCAGGCATTGGTGATTGATATAGGCTGTCATAAGGGGCCATTGAATATATCTGATCAATCTCTTTCTCTGTAAGTTCATTTCCAAAGAATGCAACTACCTGTGAAGGTGTCATGCTATATTCACAACAAGCCCACTCACCATCTTCAATGTATTTGATATCAGGAGACCTGTCATAGTCAAAGTGAAGAGGATTAATTACCCTGACATCAGGCATTCCTGCACCTTCACCTTCCCAATATACTTCAAGTCCTGATAGAAGTGCATGTTTCCATCCATCATTAAACTTATCACGAATCTCAACCTTTTCTATGAGATATTCAAGTAACTGATGTGCAAGAACTTCAGCAGGATCCTGATGCTTTCTTTCCATATACTTTCTTATCTCTTCAGGAGTAGCAGCAGCAACTTCCTGTTGCACCTGCTGTTCAAGCTGTTTTGCTTGTTCTTCTGTAAGCTGTTGCCCTTGTGTTTGCTCTAATGCTTTCTTTCTTATATCTGCAATCACAGGCCCAAGAACCTCTCCTACTACAAACTCCCTTATCCTGTTAAATTCTTCCTGTTCCTTTCTTGTTGTAGCTTCTTCATTCACTGCCACCACTTTCCAAGAAAATGGTCTCTTCATCTCAATACCAAGAAGAACTTTAATCTTTCCTGATGTAATATCCCTATTAGTAAAGTCAGCAGGAAGCTCTCCCACTGCATCTCCATAAGGTCTGCATATGTATTCAAATTCAGATGGGTCTATGATATTATTATATAAATCATAGTTTGCCTGCATTCTTCGATATTCTGATACACCACCAAAGCCAGATACATTAGCAAATGACATTGAATCAAGCAGATCAATATGATGCTTATACCAAGCATAATCATTTGCCTCTTTCTTCTTTTGTGTTTGTCTATGATGAAAGGGAGTCTTTATGACAGGAGTTGTAGTATCCATAGCAATAGGTGTTTAGAGTTTGACAAAGATAATTACTATCTGCGTTTATACAGCACTTTTGAAAATTCTTCAATACTTTGTGCTATTGGTGTTTTTTCAGTAGACTCCTTATATACCATTGTATCTTCTTCAATAAACATCATGAGTATCATTAATGCCATTACCCTGTCAAAGTTGCCTTTTCGATTATAGTACATTAATTCTTCAAGTAAACCGGGAGAATAAATAGTATGAAGATTAAGAATTATCTCTCCATCCTCATTAACTTCTCTCTCTGCAAGAAGCCATTTCTTAATGTACTTTTCTCCAGCATCTTTAAGCTTCTCAGACATGTGGATACCATATACTCTTTTTACCTTGCTATCAAGAACATGGGTTGAGATAACATTATCAGGTTGTCTTGCAAGAAGATGAAGTTTCTTTCTCCTTTCAAAGTAACTACGCACTTCAGTTACTTCATTCTCATATCCAATCTCAAGGTTATAGAGTTCAGCAAGCATCTCCATATTCCTGTTATAATCATCAGAAGTATTAGGTCTTCCTACATACTCTGCAACAATACAGTCCCTTGAAAAGCTGAACTGGTTAAAGCCTTTATAAATGTACATTGCACCCAGAGAAGGAGATGTAGGAGCCTGTTGTTGCCTGTAAGGGTCATGTCCTGCTTTATAAAGTCCTTTTGGTGCATTGGGAACAGGATATTCATAGATAACAACAGCACCCCTTATTGATTTGCTTACATTATCACGAAACCATAATGGTTCAAGTACTCCTTCAAGATCAGGCTTAGCTCTTACCTTATTAAGGTCATCCCTGTACAAAGTTACAGGTTGTCCAAACTTAAGGTAAAGCTTTTCCCTCTGTACCCTATTAAGCTGATTACGAAGTTCTTCAATAGGAAAGTCATTATAGGAAACAGTAAGAAATGCTTCTGATGGTTTGATAGGATATTCCTGAACTCTGCCTTGTATAGAGAGACTTGTTCCTGAATTCTCAACAATATCCTTTCTTGTATCAAGCTCAAACTGAAGTGCCCCTTGCTTGTCAGAATTACCTTCCTTATCATAGAAGCCTTCCATATTCCAGTATACAGGATGAAAGAATCCACACTTTGTATTCTCTGCATTCTCATCCCATACATTAACAAATGGCAAGAGATTGAATTCCTTAGGATTATAGAACATGTAAGCAAAGTCTACAGTATCCCTCTCCATATCACCACCAGTACCAAATATCACCATTTGTCCTGTTACATATCTACCTGCCATAAGTGATGGCTCAGTAGCCCTGTAAGATTGCTTAAGATTAGGAAACTTTCCAGCTTCCTCAAACATTACAAGCTTTCCATCTTTACCACGGGCTGCATCAGGATTATCCTTGAAAGTAACAGCTATGATCTCAGAATGATATCCTGACTCAATGGAAATGCCATTCACATCTTCCTTGAATGATGCTTTTCTATGCTCCTGTTTGTCAACATATTCCCTTGCCTTTGCCCATCCTGTATATTTGTTCAGCCAGTTAATATAATTAGTGACCATCCCCATTGTACCTGTGGGGAAAAGATACTTCTTCTCAAAAGCACCAATAACAGTAATAGACCTTTTGGCAGTATTAAAGATATTTGCAGCAACAGCAGCATTCTTATAAGAGTATCCTTTTCTTCTTGATTTGCCAACTATCATATGATGCCCACCATGCATATCTTCAGGTGCAATATGAACATCAAGATAAAGATCCTTATATCCTTCAAGAGTTATTCCTTTCCTTGCTATTTCAAGTGCCCAGAAATAATTAAAGTCACCATCCCAGAAATGAGGAAAGTCAGTCTGTTTATCAGCAAAGTTAAGTTCTGTAACAGAATTAAAGTCAGAATCAGGAAATACTTTAGCAAGCCCTTCATCTACATTGACAAGTTCAATATTACAGAAGTTCATATAAAAATAGTGATGACCTGTAACTTTCACCCCACCTGCTTCATAACCATGGATACATCTTTTAAGCTGAGTATCCCAATATTCATACCAAGCATGGCTTCCCCAAGGTTCAGGAGTATAATAGCCATACTTCATAAAATGATTGGCTTCTTCTCTGAATACAGAAGTATTTATCCAAATACCATCAGGATTTCTGACATAGTTAGTCTTGGGAAGTATAGTCTTCTTCTTAGCCATTACCTTTCAAATGGATTAACAGTTCTGTTTGCTCTTGTCTTGTTAGATTCAAATAATTCCTGATTTACCTTTTCTCTTAGTGATTCAAGATTCTGCAAGATAGCAGAAGTCTGTGTCAATGCCCTTGCTACATCAGATGGTTTATTCACAAGACTGCCCTGATTGGTTGTTTCAGTCATATCAAGAGTAGTAAAGTAATCCTGAAGTTTGGTAATTCCTTCAAGTGCAGCTTCATAAAACCTGAGAGAAGGAGAAGCTTCCTTTTGAAAATTCCTATATACTTCAATGGCTTCAAGAACAAGATCATCAGGAGCCCAGTCAGGATTTGCTTTAAACACACTTGCTTTTACCCTTTGTTCCTTCACTTCATTCTTAAATCCTGAAAAAGGATTGGACTTTTTGTAGCTACATAAAAATTCTATATAAGTAAATTCCCTTATAGCATTATCTTTATGAGCAGTACTATCTCTTTCCCATATTTTATCAAAAGGAAAAATGAGAAGTGTTTCAGGAACAGGAGTAACTATTCCACTTTCTATTGTAAACAAATTCATAATTCAACTCCTATGCTATCAATATAAAGAGTGGGTTCAAGTGCAATCATTACAGGATTAATAAGATAAGGTTTTGGAAATACAGATGGATGAATAAGATTTTCACACATTGCTGTACTCTCAGAACAATATACCTTCATCTTTGCCTTATCTCCTTTGGGCCCTATCCATAATCCTGTCTTTACAAGAATCATCTGAAAGATAAAATTAGGAACATCATAAGGTGTTCCATGGAGTGACATCTCAATGGCATACTCAGATACTTTTTTCTGTTCTTCTGCTGTATAAGGATAAACAGAACTCATGAGAACAATTCTTGATTTCCATTCTTGCTTTGAGTATGCCTTAAGAAGAGGAGTTACCACATATCCTTCTTTAACTGCTTCTGCTACTCTCAATTCATTCTTGTACTCTACAATAGTACCTGCATGAGTGGGAGTAGGATAAGGAAGTATAGCATTGTGCTTTTCCAGCTCTTCATCCATAAAGACTTTAATCCCTTTTGAGAGTAATGACTTTCCTGAATGAACAAGTATAATATCTCCTACTTTCATAGCTTTTTTATTTAGGGTCATATTCAATGTGAATGTGGTCCTTCTCAAGTACCACATCAAATTCAGAGTTAAGCGAATTCCTTAATTCATTCACTACCTGCTTAATCTCAGTAGGAAGGAAATAGTATGTACGAAGATCAACAGCAAGTCCATTATCATGAAGACTTGCTGTACCATGAGTGGAATCATCAACAGATGTAAGTACTAACTCATGGGAGTAACGCTTATATATATCATTTGCAATGATAATAGCTATAAGCAACTGAGGCTTAAGATCAGTTAATCTTACATTTGGCTTTAGTTTCATTTCATTTTCTTTATTAGAATTTCTATATCATGTGGTGCAACAGACTCCCCACCAAAATAAGGGTACTGCTGAAATATCCAAAATCCGGGCTTGTTTGGCTGAGGCGTTACTGTAGAGAGTGAATTAATAGTTACCTTATAATTTCCATATTCCCATGTAAGCCATCCATGACCTTCTTCCATAACATCAAGGGTATCCATAGGCACTATAATTCTTTGAGAATTAACATAAACATAAGAGCCCACAATAAATTTAGAATTGTTCCAGCATCTCCATCCTATTCTTTCAGAATTAACATGATTTGATAACTGACCACTGCCCCATAATTTGTTCCAACCTGTTGAAGGTAACTGAGATTCATCATACAAACAGGACTGAGTAAACTTAAAGTATATCTCCTGTTTATAAGAAGAGAGAGCAAGTTTGTGCTCCTGACAGTAATGCTGTCCCTTCTTTATGTGATACGTTTTGTAAGACTGAGAAAAAGTGAGTAGGGAACAGAGGAAAAGGATGATGAGAAAAGATGTCTTTTTCATGGTAAAGAGTATTAGTTATAGACTACTGCTTCAAAGGTAAGTGTTTTTTCTTCTTCATGTGAAGGATACACTATAGTAAGATAAACATACTTAACAGTCTTATAGTGTCCTTGCTTGGAAAGATGTTTTGGAACTTTTCCGGGCTTATAGTCAAGCATAACAGTATCCACCTTATTCCATCTTGCACCTATGCACCCACAAGAAGTCTTTATCCTAATATCCATAATATTAGGATTAACAGCATGATGGAATGAAACATGATAATTATGCCCTGCATTAATATTACCAAGATCCTTCCTATCCACGATCCATTTTGTAAACATTGACTGTGTATCGTTTATGTTCATTTTTTGAAAGTTCAATACTGCGAATGATTAAATTATCATCTTCCCTATAATATACTTCCCACCTTACTCCTGAGTATGTCATAGGATGACCATTAAGAAATCTTTCCCAATCCTGCTTTGACAGCATAGGTGGATAACAGGGTTTTTCACATGCTTTATCTGCCATCTGCAATGCAACAGTTTTGCAACCACATAATTTACAAGACCCGTTCTCATAACATTCACTATCCATTACTGCAACACGGAATGCAATCTGCTGACGAATATACCATCTGACAAGAAAAGACAAAAAGGGAAATACCACAAGCACAAAGTACCTGTACTCTCCAAGAAGAAACTGATAATAGTCACTCTTGGAATAATCTCCATTGAATGCTTTTTTAAAGTGTATCTTCTTCATCCTGAGGAATATTAACAAAGTTATTAACAGCTTGCTCAACAGCATCAAGATATTCTTTTTCTATTCTGTGATTCGCAAAAAGAACCCTCATCTTATTAAGATATCCTATTGCCCTGCTTCTTGGCACATGGAAAATACCTAAATACTTAAACCTTACAGATCTAAGTGTAAACTTCTCCATTTCCCTGTGCAGCATAATAAACTGGTAGCGAATAATAGTATTCACATCCTGATCTGTGAGTGCAGGGAACAGGGAAGAAAAGTTATTGTGGAGATATTCAATATACTCCTTACTTAATTTTTCAGTGTCATAGGTAAACTTTCTCATTGCTTATTTATCAACTTTATCATATATTGCTGTTCTGTTGTTTCAGGATGGAGCAAAGGAAGAATAGTAAGAATGCCATTCTTCTCAAGAAGGAACTTCTTATCCAAAAGACTACGCATATAATTTGACAAACTCTGATGGGTAAGTGAAAGATTATCCCTTATGATCTTCCTTCCTGTAGAAGAAAACCTGTCATTGGCAAGTTCTCCTGAGAAGCTCATAAAGTAAGCAAGTATCTTTATTTCCATGTTTGTCATCCTGACAGGTAAGAGGCAGTTGATAATAGAAAGATGAGTAATGTAGTAGTTTATTTTATCAAGAGAGAGTGTTTTTGCTATGGTCTTCATACTACATTTTTATCTGTACAAAGTTAAACACAAATCATCATAATATCCCAACTATCCCAAAAAAATATCCCAAGTGAAAAAAATTAAAAATTAAGTGTTTCACCTATTGCTTTGTATTGTGAAAAGAATTAGCTTTGTGCACCCTAACAGGGCAACTTTTTTTTTATAAAGTAATATATAACCCCATAGAGAAAAAAAAAGTTTGGAGGTGCAGGAACCTTGTGAGGTTTCTGATAGTGCAAGGAACTAATGCAATCTTAAACATCAAATTGAAACATCATGGAAATATGTTATGTTATAAGAGCAAAGTTAATGAATAGAACAAGATGGTTCTCAGTATTAGCAGATAATGATCAAGAAGCAATTAAAAAGTTTAATATAGCTTATCCCACCATAGAAGTGATATATATAAGACAGTCACGATTATTAAGATAGCAAAGAAACAAGAAAGTATATAGAGCCAGAGATGGCTCTTTTTTTTTGTAAAAAATTTTCTGGGTGATATTTCTAAAAATTTTATGAGAAATGCAGGTGGGTGATGGTAGTTGATTGATGACCCCAACATATTCTTGAGCAAGAGATGCCCCCCGGCATTGATTGGGGAAATCAAATGCTTTTTGGAGGGGACTTTTGTCCCATGACCCAAACTAATCATTGAGCCAATGGATACTGCTGGCTTGATGTGCAGTATCACTATTCTATGCCATTCTAATCCCTAAATCATGGCTAAGAAACAGTTCACAGTGGTTAGTGCTCAGGTCAATGAGCATGGCTACTTATTCAAACTGCAATGGAAGGTAGAATACCAAGCCCAGCTTGGTACACTACCAGCTCAAAGCAGGAAACAACAAGAGACCTACTTCTATGGCACATCAGCTACTCCAATTGAGAGATTGGAAGATGAGTCATTAGAGGCAGCTCTCATCAGGTTGTATGTTGGTAAGACAATGGAGTTTGACTTTGATAGTCCAGAGTCAAGCTTTGAAGTCTATCTCAAGGACTATGATCCAGAGGGTACTGGTGCATTCCAGACTAAGTGGATCAGAACCAAGAGAATAGGCAGACTTGCCAAGTAATTCTCAACAAACCCTGAGCTGTGAGGGTATCAAGGGCAGCACAATAGCTTAGTGAAAGCTGCCCTTTCCATTATGTTCCTTGGCTTGGATAATAGCCTAAATACAAGAGGTGCATGGTAGCTCAAACCTAAATCTTATCTGATGAGAAAGAAAATTAACAGACACCACTTGGTGGCTGCTGAGAATCTGTTTCCCGGATTTGGTGGGTATAACACTGATTTCTATGTTGATGACATGGGAGTAAGGATGACTATCTGTCTTCCTGTACCTATGCATTGTGTAGAAATTGTTGTGATACTTATGCCAATGGGGTATCAGATTACACCACGCAGAACACCAAAAGCTAAAGCTGGAATTATCTCCATGCTTGCTACTACTATTGTGATCCCTTGGCAACAGGGGATGTCTACTAAACTCTTAATTGAGTATAATAAAACATTTGCAGAAATGAGGGCTATTGTAATCAAAGCACAAGCCAAATACTGGCAAAGTAGGGCTGATGCTTGCAAACCTTATGTGTACTATGAAGAAATATGACAATGATGGTATAGTATGGGCATCATTCTGTATCATTATAGGTGTTCTATTCATCTTGGCAGGGATCAATGCTTGGGATATTACCCATAATATTGAAAATCTTGTCTTTGCTGGGATTATGTCCTTCTTCTTCCTACTTATGGGTTCATTCATAATCATTGTCTTAATCAAAGATATGAAGTCATGAGTACCTATGCTGACCTTAGGAGTGAGTTCTTAGCAGGGCTCACTCCTGCTCAGGTTGATATGTTTAATCAACTTGAAAACTGGTTTACACCACAGGATGAAGACTGTGATGAAGATCCCTATTTTCCTAATGGATGTGATGATACTGAATATTTAAGAGACGCACTATAATGGATGCTATGCTATTTATGATGCTGCATGTTAGAGTAACCATTGCAGATATCGGAGTAATCAAGTACTCCATCATTGAGGATCCATGGAGGTATAATAACTTCTGTGGAGCAGAGAAAGATAAAGATGGAAGTACTAAGTTTAACTTCGTTGATGAATCAGTTCTTGTACTAACAGGAACTGGTGCTTATGTTGGTGTGAAATCAAATGCAGCAATTCAAAACTAAATACTCGATGCTATGTATATAGCTATTCTAACCACAGGCAAGATTCTCAACATTGATACTTGGGAACAAGCCAAAGCATTAAGACACTCAATTAAATTGTTACTCACCATTGAGAACAATAAGTGTCATTCAGTAAGAGTTTATGATTCCAGTATGGATGAATTAACTCATGCTGAGGATGAGTATCTTGTGTAGTAACCAAGGGGCTTCGTGCCCCTTTTTTTTAAAGGCTTTTTTGCCTCTTTTTTATTTTAATGCTGATCAACTTACTTAGTCCCTGACCCTAACCAAGCTTTGACATACTGAGCTTAGTGATATTTCCTCACTAAGTTCCTTATTTTTTAAGCCTTTTTACTTCTAACTATTGACCTTTGGCATTTGGGTTTTTTAGTGGTTACTTTATCCCTGACCCTAACTAATCTTTGATGCCAGAAAGCATTAGTGCTTTGTGGTAACAGGAAGAAAAGATGTGTTGGGGAAAAGTGTTGTTATATATAATAAGGTATAGTCCCTTAAGGATTATACTGTAAAGGTATTTCTAACTTACTTTATCCCTGACCCTCACTTATTCTTGCCTGCTCACGCAGTTTGATTTAGGGATTAGAATATGGAAATACCAATTAGCTGGGAAATACAGCTGATTATTTGACAAATAAGGCTTCGCACTTGAAGTTTTACTTCAAATAATCGCTGTAAGTACTTGCTGCACAGCACCAAGTGCCTATTCTGACTGGTATTTCCTTTTCTTGATTTTCCAAAGATTAACATATTACGGTTTTCAAGACAGTTAGCTACAAATACAGCTACTAAATCAACTATAATTAATTAACAACCAAAACAACTACAGCATGAACAATGCCTTAAGCCAAAGGACACAGGCTTCAAAGATTGTCGTTGAGGAAATTCGTATCAGTGAATTCCAGAAGGAAGACACTGCTACAGCAGTACTCCGACAAATTGTGACCACATTCTCCAAGTATCAGGGAAAGAGGCAGAATAACTCTTTCACTGACGCTATCTTTGCCAATGAAGAGTTTGGTGAAGAATTTCTCGAAAAAGAATACGAATCTGTTGAAAACAGAGTCGCATTCGTAAATGTTCCCCTCAATGCCACTGTAGAACAAGTGCAGAAGGCTATTGATGCAATACCCCGTGCAAGAATCTACAGAATTCTTGATAACCACCCCATCCTCAGTGATGCTCAACTGTACTCTATCCGCATAGGACAGAGAACCAAAGACCAGTATGCTCTCAAGCAGGTTGCCAGATACGGAAAAGATACCAAAGACAAGATGGGAAATGACATCTCAGGTCAATTGGTAAAAGACTCCAACAGCAAGCTACAATACCGTGGCACATACTTCTCCAAGACAGGGAAGGCAGACATTGACAAAAGGACTGTTGACCCTGAAGACCAGTACATCCCCGCAGAATTGGTCAATGAGCTCACTGACACAGTAGTGGAAGAAACTCTTGACCTCAGCATCACATCGGCAGTGGAATCCACAGGACAACAGGCATAGTGCCCTCTCCCTTACCAAGTATGTAAAGTGAGTGAAACTCCAACTACAGGCTCAATCACAATTCAGTGATTGCGTTATGGAAAGGATTAATACATGCTCTACTTGGTGAAAAGATATGTGGGTGTTGTAGCAATACAGCACTCACATTCTTTTTTTGGGGAAATCCTCACGATTAAGAACTTTCAGTTTTTTTCTAACTCTTCAATAAAACAGACACCAAATGAAGAAACACATCCCTGCACTCTCAGATGAAGATATTGCATTTTTAACTCAAATGGAATCAGAACACTTTGAAATAGGTGAAAATGAATCCATTGAAGATGCAATAAAAAGATTCCAGTCATCTAAACCACCAAAGATGACTGGAATTTCTCAAACTTCAGAACCTGAACCACCAGCCCTTAATTGGGAAATCAACATAAAGTCCAATTATTTTTTAACACCCAAAAACCCATGTGTGGAATTCGTAACAGGGTACAGGTTGTACACAATGCAACAGTACTAAGGACAATTCCCCAAACCAGCTCTTCACCAACAGAAGTTTATGAAGTACAGCCAGCAGGGGAAGAAACAATGCACATCCTCAGACTAAAGGCAACAAAGCGTATTATATACAAAGGGCATTCCCGTGATGAATGTATTGCTATGGCAAAATCACATTTCTCGGCAGTAATCCCTTCTATTGAATATGCTGAAGTTTGCTTCGAAAACAGCTCAGCTCCAGCCTTAGTGGATTAATTTCCATACATACCCGAAGTGGATGATGAAGGAGCACTATGCAGGGAATTAGGATTTACTTTCTGATTCCCTGCTATTTTACTTGTATAACTATTTTTTTTACCTTGCAGGCTTTGAGATTTTTTTTAATGACCATTTTAATTCACTCAATACAAATCACTTAAAAACAGACACCAATGAAAGTAGAAGAATTCACAGTCCTTTGTTCTATGTTCTCTGCAAGACTTGTAAGGGAAATCATGAAAAATTTCGTTGAACAAGTAAAGCAGGGAAAAGAAGTCACTAATTCGGTAATGGCATCAATAATTGCTAATGCCATGAAGAATTACAGTAATAACGTTGCTACATCAGGAGCATTAATACAATTTGGAACTCCCATCAAAATGATTGAACTTTTACTCATGTCAGGTGGGGATCTTAGTGGCTTAGTTCCTGAGTCTCTCAAAGGAGAAGAAGAAAACAAAGCAGGAGCAGAAATGGTATACAAATCAATGATGAAAATAGCAGGAGAAGGAAAAAATCCTGATGATTCTGATCCAGTCCCTGAAAACTCCTGTGATGACTGCCCTGTGCAGGAGAAATGCCCTTTTGATAATCGGAAACTCAAAGATGCAACAAAAAACTGTAATTAGTAACCGACATTAAAAACAATTCATTATTTTTGCCAACCCTTTTAATAACACTTTTATGACAAAGATCAATTTCACACAGGAGCATCAGTGGAGACTCAGAGAGCTTGCCATGATACTCCTTTTTGATGCCATCAAAATTAAGGGATTGATGGGAACAGAGCTGAATGTATATCAGCTTCTCAATGAAACCAGTATTAATTCCCTTCAGAACTTGCTTGCCTCCCTCAAGAAAGAGATTTCCAAAATCTCTGAACTTGATATGTGGAGCCTCACCGAATATCAGCAGAATAAGCTGAAAGATCTCCAGAAGCAGTATGAGTTCATTAACCTCTGTATTGGCTACAAGAAGTATCTTGCTGAGAAGGAAGCCAATAATGAGCAGGTTAAACAGCTCAAAGCTACCCTCAAGGAATTGCAGGAATCTACCAAGACACCACAGCAGAGAATTGATGAGCTTACTGCCCAAATCAATGCTCTCACAGATGAGACAGCATCTGTTTCTCCTGTTCCTGTGCCACCTGCACCACCTTCAACAGAACCTGCCAAATAATATTGGAAGAGAGAAGGACACTTACAAGACATACTCTATACATTTACCTCAGTTGGTTAGAGGATGAGCCTTCAGAGCCCAGTGTCCCCAGTTCAATTCTGGGAATGTAGTCCAAAGTGTCCTTCTCTTTTCATAATCTTTTAAGACTATGAAAGAAAATACCAATGCATCAAGCAGGTTATACTACCACACCAAACAGGAATTCAGGTCTTATTTTGCTTCTTTACAGTACAAGCCTGCATATCCTGCACTTGTTGATACTGCAACAGGAAAGAAAAGACAGACTTTTACCACCAGTCCTACTGATCCTATTGTGGATGTATCAGAGATTACCAAAATTAGGCCAGTTCCAAGAATCACTTTTTGTGGCTTGATAATACCTCAGCCCCATGATAATGCTGAAATCCATATTGGAGTAGCAATGCAGGGACATAAGGATAATTTTTCCAAAAAGATAGGAAGAAGTATTAGCTCCAAAAGAGCATCATCTTGTCCTCTTGTAATTGTTAATTGCAAAATTGATGAGATCATTCCTGTCTTTCATGAAGCTGTAAAGCACATGATTCCTGAAATCCTTGATTTAAGGATAACACGCAAACAAAAAGCAGAAAGGCTTTATCTTTCAATGAATGACATTCTTGAAGAAAAATCTGCTGACTGATGATCCATATTAAATCCGCAGATGCTATTCATCAGTATGATGAACAAGGCAGAGCCATTACTACATGGGATGATAAAAAATGTGCATGGATTGTTAATCCAGAATTTGAGAATCAGGAGATAGATTGGTGGGGAAATGACAACGATTTTCCTGCTGGTAAAACTCTTAAAGATTTTATTTCTTCTAACCCTACTTGGGACAAAAAACCTGATATTACTGTTAAATGGACTTGGAAAACAAAGCATGATATGATAGCTTGTCTTGGAGCTCCCACTTCTATACCTGAAAGAGAATGGTATGATAAGACCATATTTCCTTTTTCTGATTCAAGAAGTTGGGGACATTTAGAATACAATAAGGAAGAAGCTATCATGTACTTAGGTAAATACTGTGGCTTTAACAAAAATTCCACAACAGTAGTAACATACAATAACGAAGTAATTTTTGAAGGAATCTTAGAATAATAAAATGGGGGAGCTGATAATAATAGTGTCATCTGAACACTTACAAGCCAATTAAAGGTTAATCAATTAGAACTGAGATCTAATCAAAGTTGGTTCAAATCCAACCTCCCCCACTTTTTTTAATTCACATTTTTATTCATTTAACACCCTAAAAAACATGGGACATCCAGAAGGACAAAGCCTTGAGGAAGTAAAAAACCTTGAAGCTGAAGGCAACGCAGAAGCTGCACAGGTAACAGAAGCAAAAAATGCTGAAGAACCTCAGGCAGATAATACTGCTGAAGAGCCAAAAGAGTAACCCCGATTACCCAAACTAAGCTACTTACAATATCTTTTTATGGCTGATAACCATATCATGCTGCCATCATGTAAGATTAAGTAGCTTTCTTTGCCCCTTTCATCTAACGGTTAGGATACAAGATTTTCAGTCTTGTCATATGAGTTCGATTCTCATAGGGGGTACAAAGTAAATTAACATCAGAGGCCGAGAGTTGAAGAGTTACTGTTGCAGGTTTATTTTCAATTCAATAATGTGTGTCAAGAAGGCTATGGCCTGCACACCTGATGTTAAAAGAATCTCTAAGGTGTAGAATGGAGGATGCATCTGTACATGAATGCTGTTAGAAGTTGCTGGCAAAGCCGATAAATAATTCCTCAGTTTTGCAACTCTATTATGGTCATGGGAGATTCTGATCTTAGGTTAATGATGATTCCTTTGTAAGTATGGTCACATAACAGTGAGGCTGATGTTCCAGAAAGCATAAAAATGATGGCAGTAATGTCATATGTACTGAACCCTTGAGAAAGGTTAACGAATTGGATAATGTTCCAACAGTGCAAGTCAGTTCTCGGCAAGATGATCATGTAAATCAATATCGCCATTGTAGAAATACATATAAGTGAATATCGGTGTTGATCATTGTGACCCTACTCTTATGGTAGCTACCTCTATGGGGTAGCTGAACAATAAGAAAGAGGGTGCTAACTAAACTGTTGTATTTTAAGCTCTGAAGAAAGCTCTCTTGATCCAGAGTGAGTACTCAGAGCTTGTTTTTAACCTTAAAAAACAGACACCATGAAATTAACACTATCTACTGTCCTTCCTTTTGGAAAGTATAAAGGGAAGTTAATCAATGATCTCATTCCAGAACCAAGTACTACACTTGAAGCCAGAGAATTAAGGCAAATAGTAAGATATTTTGGTTGGATAAAAAAGGAAACTTCTTATGAGCTTTCCGAAGAAGTAGTTGATAGAATTAAAACTATCTTGAAAATGTCTGCTAAGATATCTTCTGATATTCCAAGCTATTCGAAAAGCTATTTAGGAAGATATTCTAAAAAAGGAAGATTAGAGCATTGGAATGATATGGGGGCAATGAATGACATATCTTTTCAAGATTGTTATGGAGACTTTGGATACTAACAACTAACCCTAAAAAAAAAACAGACATCATGAAAACATTAGAAATCATTCTTGCAATAGTCACACTTGTGGGAGCAATAACTCTTATTGCTGTTGGTATAAGAGGTTGTAAAGCAGGTTTAGATGAACTTAATTCTCTTGACCAAGATATGAAAAATGCTATTGGAGATACTATTATTCTCCAGCAGGACACTCTCATTATCATTGATTATTCATTATTCAATGAAAATTTCACACTCTCAAATGGTAAAGAAGTCTCTTCAGAGTTTGTAACTAAACAGATAGCAAAATGAGAAACATTGAAGATTATGGAAACAAGCTATCCATTATTGGCTTTGTAGTTGGTAATGGAGAAGAACAAGAAGTTATTATGTTTCCTGATGAGAAACTTAGTGAAAGTGGATTTTATAGCAACAATCCAACTCAGGAAAAGCTTCAAAAAATCTTTTACCAGCTTGACACACTTGAGATTACTAATTCTCAAAAAGTGGTATTACGCAAATCACAGAGAAACATTGATCAGAATATATCCTTTCAAGTTTATAGAAGGGATGGGTTCAGATGTGTCTATTGTGGTGAAGAGCATAAAGCCCTAACTGTTGATCATCTTGTCCTATGGGAAGAGATGGGAGATAGTGTTCCTGATAATCTTGTAACAGCTTGCAAAAAATGCAATCATACAAGAGGCTCTCAACCTATTAAGGAGTTCTTACAATCTGATTATTTCTTTAAAGTAGCAGGTTCTGCTGTTGTTCACAGAGCTAATTTAGTTCTTGATCAGTATGAAAAAGCCATTAAACTTCCACTAAGAAAACCCAGATCACGATGAATATACCTGACATTCCAACAAGATTAATGTTTTATAAAGAAATGTATAAAACATTAAGAAAAGATAAAACACCTATATCGGGATTTTGCCATCATTTAGCTCATGTTCAAAGAGAACTTAGATTGCAGACTTCATCCTTAGATTATTATAGTGTTTCAAGTTTTCCTGAGCTTATGGAATTTGAACCAAAGTACTACTATAAAGGATTTCTTCATGCAAGAAGATACCATACACTTAGAGATTTCGCAGAAACAGGATATTGGTTCAGAAGGGATATTTTTGGCAAATGGTACAGGCTCTGGATACTGAGAAAAGCAATCAAGAAATTGTCATAGCAGGAGGTCTGCTTTGGTGTTTGTGCAGATATAGTGAGGTTTCACCCTCCTGCTGACTTTTAAAAGCTACTTACAATAAATTTTCAATCCCTGTCTTTAACTGGAAAAATGAAAAGTAGCTTATTTTTTAATCTTTAAATCTTCAAACTCATGAGTGAAGAAATCAAAAACCAAGGTGCTTTTAATGCCTCTGTTGCAAGAACTCCTAAAGAAATTAGGGAGTCAAGAGGTGCTGCCATCAGTGAAGATGGTGAAATAGCCTATAAAAGGGCTGTTGAAGATCAGGAATACATTGTCAGAAAGCTCAAGAGGGACAGAGCACAGATGATGGATATTTCTCCAAGTAATTCATTATCATATCTTGTAGCCAGAGAATTCGATGCCAAAGGCTTTCAGGAAAAAGATATGGAATACAGTATGCAGATTAGGAATGAATCTGTAAAACTTGCTATTCTTAAAGCAAGATATGAGTATCTTTTTGGAAATGGTGCTGAGTCTGCTGACATTCCTGAAGGTGCTGGTGATGATGTGAAGGAGGTATAATATGGGTTGGTCAAGATATAGCGTTGAAAACAGATCATCAAGTGACAGGCATGCATTCTATAATGCCCCTACCACAAAGGTTGAAGATGTCTTTCTTCAACAGAAAGAGGAAAAAGCCCATAATTCTATGCTTCCTCAAAATGCCCTATTGAGAGAAGCAAGAGATAGTGAGAATCATCCCAATTCTTTTCCTGTCATTTTAGCACTTGATGAAACAGGTAGTATGACACATGTTCCTGTTGCTTTTATCAAGCAAGGAATGCCTACACTAATGTCAAAGATACAGCAAGCTGGTACTGATGATCCTGCTCTTTTATTTTTGGCAATAGGAGATCATGAATGTGATAATTATCCTCTTCAGGTAGGTCAATTTGAATCAGGTGATGAGCAGATTGACATGTGGCTGACAAGAGTTTATCTTGAAAAGAATGGTGGTGGCAACAGGGGTGAAAGCTATATGCTTCCTTGGTACTATGCCGTAAATCATACTGTAACTGATGCTTGGGAAAAGAGAAAGATTAAGGGAGTTCTTATTACCATTGGTGATGAGCCTGTTCTTTCAGGAATCTCAGGCAGAAGTCTCAAAGAGCTTATGGGTCAGGGACAGTTCAATGATTATTACAAATCAGAAGAACTCCTTAAACAGGCACAGGAAAAGTGGAATGTATATCATATCCATATTGCTGAAACAGGAGCAGGACAAAGACAATCTACTATTGATGATTGGAAAAACCTTCTTGGTCAGAATCTAATCGTAGCTGAAAGTTATACTCTGCTTCCTGAGATTATTGCCCAGATCATTGTCAACAACAGTACAAGTATAAAGCCTTCTGAAGAAGGTAAGGCTCCTGAGCCAACTCAGGAAGTGCTTTAAAAAGCATGGGGGAATAGTGTAATTGGTAACACGCAGAATTTAGGATTCTGTAAAAAAAGAAAGTGGCTACAGTCACTTACAAACCTTTTTATTTCTTTTGTAATGTAGGTTCGAGTCCTGCTTCCCCCGCAAATTTTAATAACAGATGCCATGAAAAAATCATTTCAAACTTTTATTACTGAGGAAGAAGAACCTCAGTTTACAGGGATAGATGAATTTGGTGAAAGAGTAGTTTCAGAACTACCTGTCAATGTATTCACTCCTGAGTGTACTCTTGAAGACATTAAAGCTGTTCTATTCTTTGAAGATGAAGAAGAAAAAGAGCTTTTCTTTCAGAACAACAAACTTATCACAGTAACAATGACATTTTAAAATTATAGGGGAGATGGCGGAATGGTAAACGCAATTGACTGAACATCAATCAAAAAAAAGTAGATGCTTTCTACTTACAAAACATCTAAGCCGCAAGGCTACTACAGGTTCGAATCCTGTTCTCCCCACTAATGTTTCACTTAAAATCAGACACCAATGAACATTATTAAAGATGAAGTACTTGCTCCAAGAATTAAGAGTTTTCTTGTAGAGCTTTATTCAATTTCTCATGATAAGATGGTCTCTGTACAAGAGGTCTCTTTTGGAGAGTTGTTTAAGAAACACAAATTACCTATTTCTCCCAAAAGACAGCTTATCCTTGATGCCTTAACAAAGAAGGGGCTCATAATCATTGAAGGAGAAAGAAGCCACATGAAGTACAAATGGGCTACTACTGAATTTGATGCTGATAACCTTACTGACACCATTATGGCTTCTGTAAGTACCACTATTGCCCTTGAAAAGAGAGAAACTGTGCCCGTAAAATCAAAAGTTCTTATCAATGACAGGTTCTCAGTAAGGGATAAAGCCGTAATTCTTTATCAGGGTAAGCCAAGAAAGGCTAAAATCATAGGCATCTATCTTGATGAGAAGGATGACAGTATCCTGTATGAGGTAAGGCTTGATGAAGAAACCAAACTCAGTTGCTACAACAATGACATTTTTCATTCTCTTGATGACTTGCTTAATCACCTGAGAACTACATTCAAATAGACACTTACACTAAGGGGTAGAAGTGTCTTCATTACTAACCATTAAATTTTTACCCAAATGACAAAAGTACAGATTGAAATGTCCAAGAAAGTATCAGAAAATGCTTTCTATGGATTAAGAAACTGTCTCTTGCTTTTTCAGGCAGGTGGCAAAGGTTCTGTATCCATTGCTATGCTTACAAATGCATGGAATGAGGTAAAGGACAACAAACAGTATCGTGAACTCTTTTTCACTATTCTCTTCTCAATAGGTGATGTTACTGCAAGGCAACATAATCTTTTTGGAAGGAATAAAGTTGATTCAGGTGGTGGAGCATTTAGGGAAGCATTCTCTATTGTTATGCAGTGGATGAAAACCCATGTTCCTGACCAGTATAAGAAATTTCTCTTCTCAAGACTCTTTAATGAGTACACTACATTTGACAATATCTTTGGTATCAGGGTACAGACTGTAAAGAAAACAGCAAGAGTAAATAAGATTGTCAACATGATTGGCACATCAGACAATATTCCTATGCTTGCAGAGTTTGCAGAACAGATTATCAAGGGCAATAATGCCTTTGATAAGTTTTTGCTTGCCAAGTTCCTTACCAGACCAAGGTTTTCAAAGAGACAGAAACATAAGAAAATTCTTCCTGCCACTCTTGCCAATATGAGGCTCAAGGCTGAACTTATTAAGCAAATTTCTGACAGGTGTGGTTTTACTTATGATGTAAAGGACAATTACACTGATTTCAAAGGCTGGTATGAGTGGCGTAAGCCTAAACTCACTGAAATGGAGTCCGTTGTATTCTCTTCAGGAAATGCCAAGCTCTTAGACCAGCAGACTTTTCTTGCTTGGATTGAGCAAATGCCAGCAGGTGCAAGATTCAGGGTGAGAAAAAGAATTCTTACCAAAGAAAATCAGGTAAAGCCTAAGTGGGCCCCTCTTGGTGAATGGTATCTGCAATGGGAGAAATTCAAAGAGAACAGGCAGACTGAGCAGAGAGAGCTTGAGGAAAAAGTCAGGCAGGGAACAGCAACTGTTGATGAAAAGGTAGAGCTTAAAGCCATTACCAAAGCAGCAAAAGTTACAACAGGAGCTGTTAACTTTCAGGAAATCATGGGTCAAATACTCAAGGGCAATGTTGATAAGATCAAGATTCAGCCATTTCTTGATAAAATCAATATCCCTTACAATACCCTTGTATTTGTGGATGATTCAGGTTCAATGCATTCATCAGGAAGAGAAATAGGAGGAGCTCATGTATCAGCTTTTGAATTTGCAACATTCATTGCTGCAATCTGCCTGCTTAAGAATCCTTCTGATGATGGAAGAAACCTGATTGGTATGTTCTCCAACAACTGTAGAATGTTCAGCAGTATTAATGCAATGAAAGTAACTACTAACAGGTTTGTGAGAGAAGCACCAAAAGAAGTAACTCTTCCCCTTTATGAGCCCAATCTTCACTTTCTTGATAACCTGCATAATCTCAGGGGGTTTGTTGCTGCCCATACAAAGCCTGAGAGTACAAACATCTCTGCTATTCCTGAAGGAATTCATGCATGGACACAGGGAGACCCTGCCAAGATAGAACAGATTCAGGAATTTCCTATCTGGACTGTCATTACTGATGGAAATTGGAACAATGTTTATAATCCAGCAAGCTCAATGAATGACTTTTTCATGAAATGTGAAAAGTACTTTGGCTTTAAGCCCTATGTGATTGCTATGGATGTTTCCTACAGTTCTGCAAATGTGGATATCTTTCAGGGTATTCCAAATATGATGTATGTTCCTGCAAATCCTGCTGCTATTGAACAGTTTCTTGTCAATTACAAAGACATTGAAACAGTGGATGTTTACATGCCATTGTTATCTCTGTACAGAAGTAACAGATATGAACCTGTAAGAAATGCAGTATTGTGATATTCCCTGAAGGAAACTGAACTGGTGTTAAAGCATCTATGACCAAGGGTAGCGTCATGTTTAAGCATATCAGGGATAGAGAACATCGTTAAAGCCAGCACAGAATAAAACCGAGTGCGTGATGACTAAGTCTACAAAGCCGGATATGATGTTTTTGGAAAGAGAGTAGTGAATTTATTCATTGCTCTCTTTCTTTTTTGTTTAACAGTAACTTTTTTGTTTCACTTAATACTTACAACCATGCTTAAAACTGAAGTACTTTCAGCTATTGCTGAAAAAACTGGCTTAACCAAGAAAGAAGTTGATGCTGTCATTGTAAACTTTACTAATCTTGTCATTAATGAAGTTTATGCAAAAGGTGACAAAATTAATTTTGAAACCCTTGGTACTTTCAAGAGAACTGTCAAGAAAGGAAGGGCAGCAAGACTTGGAAGAAATCCTGCCACAGGAAATACCATCAACATTCCTGCAACTCAGGACAAGAACATCATCAAATTTGTTCCTGCTGCACCATTTAGGTAGGCAAGTGGATGGGGTAGCTATAGGGGCTGTATAAAGTTTCATGACATACTTCTTTATACAAAAGGATTCGAGTACCTTTTACCTCACAAGTTTAACTAAAAATCAGACACTATGAAAGCAAGTATTGTAATTGGCTTAGGTTATGGTGATGAAGGCAAAGGATCACAAGTTGCTGATCTGTGCTATAAATCATTACAAACAAAGAATGAAAAACCCCTTGTTATTCGTTTTGGAGGGGGACACCAATGTGGTCACACTGTTGGTATTATCAAAGACGAAAAAGAAATATTCCATTCATTTGGAAATTTTGGATCAGGAACTCTTCATGGTGTTCCTACCTATCTTTCTGAGGAAGTTATTATCTATCCTGTTTCTGCACTAAGAGAAGAAAAGATACTCTATCAAAAAATGGGGGCAGGCTTTAAGCCTGAGCTTTATGTTTCAGCAAGTTGCAGGGTATGTACCCATTATGATCTTGCATGGAACAGGATTGATAAAGAAAATCTGAAACATGGTTCAGTAGGGGTAGGTATTAATGCTACCGTAGAAAGACATAAAGTAATTCCTTTATTTGCAAGAGATTTACTTCATACAGATGTGCTTAATATCAAGCTTACTCTTATCCAGCAGTATTATGAGAGAAAGATGCAGGGAAACTCAAATCTTCCTATTTATGAGAATCCCAGATTTGATGAATTCTACAAGCATGTATCAGATACTCTTGGAACAGATGGAAATGATGACTGTGACTATGAATTTGTTGAACAGGCAGTAGAGTATACTCAGAACTATAAGATAGTTGAGGATAACTATGTAAGCTATGTTCTTCTTGATTACAAGCATCATCTTATTTTTGAAGGAAATCAGGGAATCATGCTTGATCAGGATTTTGGTTTTGCACCCCATACCACTCCTTCTTACTGCACATCAAGAAATGTAGTCTCTGTTCTTGAAAGGTTCAACATAATGCCTGAAGATCCCATTACCACTTACTATATGACAAGAAGTTATGGAACAAGGCATGGAAATGGACCAATGGTAACAGAAGATGTTGTGGTCAGTAATATTGCAGCATCAAAAGTTCCTTCTGTTCCTTATGAGTCTAATGTAGACAATAAATATCAGGGAGACTTTTTTGTTACAGACCTGAATATCCATCAGATACTTTATGCCCTTTCCTGTGATGTCAAGTATCAGACTGAAGGAGCAGAGAGATATGTGATAATGACATGCTTTGACCAGTTTAATCCTTTTCCAATGTTGAATACCATCAATAATAGAGGCATAGGAAATCCCCGTGAACTTGAAGAAGAGATCAATGAAGAACTCTTTGGTATACATCGAATGCCAAAATTCTGGATAAAGGATGTCATAACAAAATCAACGCCTTTTACTAATTTCTAAAAATAAGAACTAAATTTGTAGTATGGATAAAGAACAACTTGAGTGGAATTTTTCACCTGCATTTAAGCCTGATCAACAGGTATGGTGGGTAGAAGAAAGAATTCGTAATGGAATTGTTAAAGGTATCAACTACGAGAGGGTTACTCATGAAGGAATGATAAGGGATAATACTGTATATTTTGTCCTTGTTGGATTTGAAGGAAGTGAGAGGATGTATGAAATTCCCGAAGCAAGACTTTTCTCAAGCAGAGAGTATGCTTTAATGTATGTTGAAAATAATTAACAATGAAGCCGAAAAACAAAAGACTTAGGCTTGAAGCCAGACAAAAGAATTGGGATCAGAAGCACAGAGATGATCCTGCATTTAAGAGACCCGGAAGCTTTAAAAAGTAACTATGGCAAAAGCAATAATTACCAAATTGTTCTGTCCTCATAAATGGCATAGCCACGCAAAGACTACCAAGATGAATCCCATGTACTACATGAACACAGAGGAAAAGCTTGAAGTGGTTCAGTCATCAGGAAAGACAACAGAAGTATTAATTTGTGATAGTTGTGGAAAAGTTAAGGTGATTAGGTATTAAATTTGTAATTCACTTTTAACCCTCTACAGCTATGGCAAGGAAGAAGAAAGGGAAGGGAAAGGGCTGCTAACCTTAGTACCACCACAATCAAGGGTGTGAGCACAAAGCTCATGCCCTTTTTCTATTTAATCCACAGCTTATGAAGAGAAGAGTCATTTATGATACTGAAATATACAGAAACCTTCTGCTCTATGTATTCTATGACATGGACACAGATGAAGTTTTTACTTTTCAGATCAGTCCTTATCTTGACCAGAGAAGGGAGCTAATGGAATTTTTAAGGGAAGTCAATCTTATGATTGGATTTAACAATCTTGAATTTGACTATCCTATTCTGCATCATCTACTTTACCTGCTCAGGCTTGATTTCAATATGCGTGGAAGCATTATACTTGAGAGGGTGTATAAACTTACACAATCTCTTTTAAATGCAGTACAGGGCTTTAAAAACATCATAAGAAACCCTGTAATAAAACAGCTTGACCTTAGGAAGATACATCACTTTGATAACAAAGCAAAGATGACAAGCCTGAAGGTTCTTGAATTTAACCTGAAGATGGACAATATTGAAGAGTTGCCTTTTCCTCCTGATACTTTATTAACAGAGCAACAAGTGGAAAAAGTAGCCAAGTACTGTCAACATGATGTCAAGGCAACATTTTATACTCACAAAGTCACTATTGACCATATTCTTCTGAGAGAGAAGTTCTCTTCCATGTACTCCATAGATATGAGCAACTATAATAATGCAAAGCTTGGAGAGCAGATTCTTGTTCAAATTTATAAAAGAAGGACAGGAGTTGAGAATATAGGAAAGACAATCAGGGAGTATATTGACTTAGGAGAAGTTATCTTTGATTATGTAAAGTTCTATTCACCTGAGTTTAATGCCATTAAACAATGGTTTTCAACAAAGGTAATTACTGAGACCAAGAATGTTTTTTCAAGGATCAGTCTTGATGAGCTTGGGCCCATAGCACCATATGCCAATGTTTCAAAGCCAATGCTTGTAAAAGGAAAGCTTAAGAATCTTAATGTAGTGAGAGAAGGCTTTCAGTATGACTTTGGAACAGGTGGAATACATGGGTCTATAGAGCCCGGTGTTTATGAAAGTGATGAATTTTATAGGATCATTGACATTGATGTAAAGAGCTACTATCCCAATTTGGGAATCCAGAACAGATTATATCCTGCTCACATGGGAGAAGTATTCTGTGACATTTACGAAGAGATTTACAATCAGAGACAGCAGTATCCAAAGGGGAGCATAGAGAATAAAGGGTTAAAGGAAGCACTTAATGCCAGTTATGGTAAAAGTAATTCTGAATATTCACCTTTATTTGACCCCAAATATACTATGTCCATTACTATTAATGGACAGCTTTTGATCTGCATGCTTGCAGAAAAATTCATTGATGAAGTGCAGAATTGCACCATACTTCAGACAAATACTGATGGGATCACTGTAAAAGTGCCAAGGTCTGAAGAACATAAAATCATGGATATTTGCAGCAGATGGGAAAAGCTTACCAAGCTTGAGCTTGAATATGCCCATTACCGCAAGATGGTTATCAGGGATGTCAACAATTATATTGCTGTCAAAGAAGATGGCAGCATCAAAAGAAAGGGTGCATTTGAATACAAGAGAGAGCTTCACCAGAATCATTCAATGCTGGTAGTGCCAAAAGCAATTGAAGCTTACTATGTCAATAATATACCCGTAGAGACATTCATAAGAAATCACAATGATGTATATGATTTCTTTAAAAGGACAAAACTGAATAAACTATCATACCTGTTAGGAGTAGGAGCAGAAACAGTCCACCTTAACAGGGTAACAAGATATTACATTTCCAAGGAAGGATATGAACTCATAAAAGTAATGCCTCCCTTAAAAGACAAGACAGTAAACCGTGAACATCATGTGGAAGCAGGGTATCTTTGTATGCCAATAAATATCATGATTCCTCCTGAACAAATATGGAATAACATTAACTATGATTACTACATTGCTGAAGCTAATAAAATCATAACAGCAGTTTCACTGCATCAAAACGTGGAAGAAGAAGATGAATAACTGGTTTGGAAAAATGATATTCATTGCCAATGAAGAGTCTATTCCTGATGCTGTAAAAGTACTTGCATCAGAAGGATGCTTTGTACTTTCAATTTCTAATGAAGTGCCATTCTATATTGTTGAACAAATACCACAAGAGATAGTTGAGAGAATGAGCTTTCTTCCTTCAGAAATTACACATGTAGTTTATTCTTACTGTTTTAATGAACCTTTTAAAGCTTAAAAAAACAGACACCATGAAAAAAACTAAAGACCAAGTACAGGTTGAAGCTGTAGAAGCTATCAAAAGAAACAATGGAAGAGGAATAATAGCAATGGCAACAGGTACAGGAAAGAGTAAAGTTGCAATAGATTATACTGCTGAAAAGCAGAAAGACAACTTTGACTTGAGAGTACTGATAGTTGTTCCAACAGAAAAACTGAGAGACATTAACTGGAAAGAAGAATTCCATAAGTGGGGACAAGATTTTCTCTGGAACAACAATGTTGAAAGAAGCTGTTATGCTTCCATTTCAAAACTCGAAGGTGAGTATTATGATATTGTTTTTCTTGATGAAGGACATAACATCACTGAACTTAACAGTACTTTCTTTGAACAGAATACTGTTGGTGATCTTATAATGCTTACTGCCACACCACCACGCAAACAAGAGAAAGTTGACATTATAGATAATCTCAAATTGGAGATAATTTATGAGGTCACTCTTGATGAAGCAGTGGAATGGGGACTTGTTTCCCCTTACAAAATCACAGTAGTTTATACCACACTTGACATATCTCGTAAATATGTCAAAGCAGGTAATAAGGACAAGGTATTCTACCAGACAGAATTTAGTTCTTATGCCTATCTTACCAGTGCAATAAACATTACTCCTACCCGCACATCAAAACATAAAGCACTTGTAATGAAGAGAATGAGGCTCATTTACAATGCTCTCTCTAAAACTGATGTTGCTAAATTTTTGATTGAAAAGGTAATTCCAAGGGAACAGAGGACATTGATATTTGCAGGGACTATAGAACAGGCAGAAATACTCTGTCAGGATAGTGTTCACTCCAAGACAAATGACAGCAGATATCATGCTTTTCGTAATGAAGAGATAAATCTTCTTTCATCTGTCAGGGTTTTGAACCAAGGTGAGAATATTCCAAATCTTGATAATGCAGTAATAGTTCAGCTTAACAGCAATGAACTTGACATGGTGCAGAGAATAGGAAGGACAGTGAGGTATAGGGATGGACACCTTGCCAATATCTACATCATCATTTTAAAGGATACCGTTGACCTCAATTGGCTAATGTCAGCCATATCTGAATTTGACAGAAACAATATCGAGTATGTTGATTTCGGTGAAATAAAAATGAGGTATACATGACAATCAATCCATTAATTTTTAGTACCTTTAAGGAGTACAATATCCCATCTGGTGATGGGATATTGTTTCTTCTTGCAATCCATTATGATCTTTCCTTATCAGAAGAGGTAGAGAAAGTCCTTGACCCAGTAGCTAAGCAAATTAATGTAAGCCACATAGTAGAAAGGGACTATCCAAACAAAGATGTAAAATGGAATATTCCTCTGTTTCAAGGTGTTGAAACTCAATGGGACTGGGTTAACACAGAATACAGAAGTTTGTTCCTGCAAGTAAGGAAAGACAGAGGAGGTAGTCCTACTTCATGCCTGAAGAGAATGAAGGATTTCTTCAGCCATCATCCAGAAGTAAGGAAAGAAGATGTTATTAGAGCTGCTGTTGCTTATATAGCTTCAGTTGATGACCCTCAGTACCTTCAGGGTGCTGACTACTTTATCCAAAAGGATAAGGGAACTGCCACAACTTCAAGACTTGAACAGTACTTGGAGATAATCAAAGTAAGAGAGAAAGCTGATCAAACAAGATTAAAAAGAATGGGTGAATGAATTTCATAGAAGAGTATAAGAAAGGTCAACAGGGTAAGAACATTGGTCTTCCTACAGGCATTAAATCTCTTGATCTTGCCATAGATGGAATACAGCGTAAAGCCATTTATGGCATTGCTGCTGCACCAAAAGTAGGAAAGACAACCTTTGTAGATCAATGCTTTGTTATTGAACCCTTTCTTTTCTATCTTGAATTCAGGGAGAAATATCCTGACCATCCATTAAGGATAAACTGGATATATTATTCTTTTGAGATAGATAGGATAAAGAAAGAGTTTAAGTATGCTGCCCATTTCATGTACAGGGATCATGGTATCTTTTCATTTACAAGAAATGGGAGAACATATCAAATGTCACCAAGATATTTACTTGGAAGACTTGTAGACAAGGACACCAATCAGCTTATTCCTGTATCAGAAGAACATGAATTGCTTCTCAAACAGGTTTATCGTGATAGGATTGTTCCTTTATTTGGTGAATGGAGTCCCGAAGGGTTATTGATAAAGCCGGGAGTCATAAAATTCATTGAATCAAGAAATAACCCAACAGGATTAAGAAATGAGCTTTTGCACTATGCAAAGGAAAATGGTGAATTCCTTGGTGAGACTTACAAGACAAAGGAAACTCTTCCTACAGGACAGGAAAGAACAGTGGAAAAACAAAGGGTGACAGGTTACAGACCAAGGAATCCAGAGCTTTATACCATTGTTATTACTGACCACATGAGAAGGCTAAACTTCGAAAGAGGTTTTAAGATGAAGGAGAATATTGACAAGTGGGTAGAGTACCAATGTGAACTAAGGAATTGGTGTGGTTTCACTTTTGTGGATATCATTCACCTTAACAGGGCAATAGGAAGTGTGGAGAGGATTAAGTTCTTTAAAGAGCATCTTTATCCTACAGGTGATGATGTAAAGGATACAGGAAACCTTTCTGAAGACTCTGACTATCTTATTACTCTTTTTGATCCTCAGGATGAGAAGTACAATATTGAGAAGCACTTTGGTTACATTCTTGAGAATTACCCCAATTACCGCAGTATCCATCTTGTTGAAAGCAGGGATACTGAATGTCCACAACATCTTGGAACACAGATGTATGGAAATGTAAACGTCTTTAAAGAAATAGAATAGATGTCAAAAATTTTAATTTTAGCAGAGAGTGGATTTGGAAAGACCACATCAATTGGTCCAGTAGCAAAGCTGGGAATTAAAGGATTAAACCCCAAGGAGACTTTTCTTATGACAGTCAATACTAAGGGGCTTCCAATACCGGGGTGGATGAATCTCTATCCTGAATCACGGGAACAGGCAACAAAGGGTAATCTTGCCCTTGGAGTTGATGCATCAAGCATTGGCAACATAATAAGAGCAGCAGGCAACAGGGAAGATATTATGAACCTTATTCTTGATGATAGCAACTACATCATGCAAGACTATTATATGAGCAAGGCTCTTACTTCAGGATATGATGTATTCAAGAAGATTGGAGCAATGATGTCAGCAGTGTTTCTTGCAATGGATTCAATTCCCAAGCAGAAACATTTCATCATGATGGCTCACTTTGAGGAATACAGAAATTCCAACATGGATACCCTGTCCTTCAGATACAAGACTGTTGGTAAGATGGTGCAGGACTATATCACACCTGAAGGAAAGTTTGAAATTGTACTCTATGGAAGACAAGCTATTGTTACAGGGGAGAATAACAAAAAATCCCTTGTGAAGCAGTTTGTTACCAACTATGATGGACAATACCCTGCCAAATCACCTTTTGGAATGTTTGAAGAACTCTACATTCCTAATGATCTTGGTTATGTTGTTGCTGCAATAAATGCTTACAACCATGGAGAACTACTGACACAAGAACAATTTTATGGAGAAAAAATCGCAGGTGAGTAAAATACAAGAAGGTGATTTTCTTTCTGAGACTCAATACTATCAGGTAGTTAAGGTAGCTCCTACAAGTATTGAAGTAAAGAATGAAAGAAATTTTACCTTTCATGTTGGCAACGCCATAGTTGAAGAAGGAATGTACTCTGCATCACAATTTAATGAGGTGCAGGAAATTACAAGAACTGAATTGATTGAGATTTTCAGGCTTGTTGGAGATACTGTTTTTACAGTAAGCTTCAATAAACTTCCTGAAATCAAGGATATCAATGACGCAATTGAAGGCTTAAATGATGGCAGGATTCTTCCTGTAAAAGAGATGAAAGCAAGAGTTAAGGAAGCCTTCAAAGGAAAAGAGAGAATACTTACAGGCTATCTTGTCAAAACAGAAACAGGCTTTGGAAGAAGCGTTGTCATTGACTTGGAGATTGATAAAGGCTCTAATCCTGAATATGACAATAGATTGAGACAGGTAGACCACAGAACTCTTAACTGGCTCATCTACAAAAATGTAAAATATCAAGTAAAATCAAAATAAACATGGACACAACTGAAAACAACATTGCTCCTGTAGCAGAAGCACCAGCACCTAAAGTGCAGCTGACAATTTCAATGATCCTTCAGCATCTGAAAGATGGCATGACAAGGGATGACATTGGCACAAAGTATGGACTCAACAAGGCACAGGTAAAAATCCTGTTCCGCCACCCAAAGCTGAAATTCAAGAAGACTATCCTGCCAAAGGATCTTCCTTTTGAACTTACTGATGACACAGAAGAAGAAAAAGTCGAAGCTAAGGAAGTCCCTGTTGTTGACCTGAAAGAACTTGCCAAAGAAGATGCCCATTCCCAAAGAGGAGTAGACATTGTTGATGATACCAAGGGCTCTGAGAAAACATCAAAGACAGTCTGGTAAGCCAATTTTTTTCATTAATCTTTTATAACTCTTAAAAACATGACAGAAGAAGTAAACAATGTAGGCTATGGATATGCTGATGATACTCCACAGCAATCTGCATTTAAGTTTGGGTTGAATCCTGCTATAGGAAGACTTATCAAATTTGAATGGATCAACAATGCAGGAAAAGATGGTGCTGAAGGTGAAGCACTTGATATTCAGTTCAGTGTTGAAGGCTCAGAAAGACCTGCAAATATCAGGATGTTTCCTGTAACCAAAGCTTTTGCCAAGGATGGTTCAGAAGTTGTTGACATGAAAGCTCCTGAATTCCAGAAAGCAGTAAGAGAATTCAATGGTAATGTTTCTCACATACTTCACTGCTTCAATGATGCAGAAGCTATCAAGCTTGCCTTTAATGGCCCAGAGGTAAATATTGCAAATTTCAAAGACTTTTGCAGGATTGCAATGTCTCTCATTCCCAAGAATGCCAATACTATTCCACTTGACCTTTTCTTTCAGTGGGAGTGGCAGATCAAGGGTGAAGCAAAGCAGACCTATTTAAGGTTGCCAAACAAGATTACCTTTGGAAAGTGGGTATGTCCTGCTGTTGAACCAAAGGCAGGAGAAAATGGAGAGCCTGCTGCATGGAAAGAATGGAAACATCCTTCCCCTGACTCTTCAACACCAATTGCACTCAAATATTCTGATGGTGCAGGCAATATCCATCCTTTCACAAGAAATGGATGGTTCATGCTTTCAGCATATGCCACACAGCAGAAAGAAGATGGTGGAATTCCTCAGGACAATATTGTTCCTGAAGCTCCAGCAGGAGACCCAAAAGCAAGTACATGGTAATTCATTCCATTGTCTTATTTTTGTCCCATGTATGGATACCATAATCCTCAAGCATATACACAGTCAAGTATAATAGGAAGATACAGACAGGAAGATATATTTGCACTTGGAATGAATGGAGAGCTTCCCGAACTTGGAAAATATTATCTTTCACCTTTCAGAAAAGATGATACAAGTCCGGGATGCTTCTTTGAATGGTATAAAGACAAACTTGTGTTTGTTGACTTTGCTGATCCTGTAATCAACAGGGACTGTTTCTACTTCATAAAGGATATATTCAACCTTCAGGATATACCTTCCACTCTTGATTTGATAATGGAATGCTTTCTGCAAAACAAGACACCTGAAATGACTAACCCTGTTCTAAGGGAGTATCAGGAGAAAAAAAGAAGCCAAATATTTTTCAGAACAAGACAATTTGAGGAAAGAGACAGACTTTTCTGGTCACCCTATGAAATAACATTCAGTCAGTTAAGATCAGATAATGTGTTTGCAGCATCAATGATAAAGATGTACCTTCCAAAGAAAGATAAATGGAGTATTTACAGACCTTCCCATATCTCTTATATAATAGGAGGATTTGGGGAAAGATGTAAAGTATACAATCCTACAAGAAAGAAAGACAAATGGTTTACCAACTGTACCAAGGATGATGTAGGAGGCTTGAAGTCTGTTAATTACAAAAGTAATCATCTTATCATTACAAAGAGCTATAAGGATTGGAGGGTAGTTGTCAATCAAGGATATAACTCGGTTTGGTTTCAGAATGAAGGAATGTTTCCATCATCTGAGATACTGAATAATCTATTAACAATCCCAAAGGTCATTATATTCTTCGACAATGATGAGACAGGCTTCAAGGCTTCTAACTCCTTGAAGGAGCTTTTACTATCGTTTAATACCAATTCACTCATTACTCAACTTTTCTCTCCTTTCTTTTATCTGAAGGATGCTTCGGATATCTTATCTGTTAAAGGAAGAGGAGAACTACAACAACTTTTATGGAAAGAATGCCATCTGTAATTCATGATAGCTGGCATCCATATCTGATTGACGTTTTCCAAGATAATGACATGAAGTATCTGAATCATTTTGTACTTCCTAATTGTCAATTTGCTCCTGAGCCACAGAATATTTTCAGAGTTTTTTCCATGCCGTTGACGGATATTAAAGTTGTTATTATTGGACAAGACCCTTATTCTAAGGTAGGACAAGCAATAGGATATGCATTTGCTGTTCCTGATAATGTGCCAAAACCCTTCTCTTTCAGAATGATAGAGAAAGAAGTAGGTCATGAACTTGAGAACTCTCTTGCCTCTTGGATATCACAAGGAGTATTTCTTTTTAATACATCACTGACAGTGGAAGTTGGAAAGCCTAATAGTCATAAGGCTTACTGGCGTAGCTTTTCAATGGATGTAATAAGAATACTATCCTCTAAAGTCAATCCTGTATGGATGTTATGGGGATTGGATGCAATCTCACTTGAGAGGAACATTAAAGTGTTCCAGCTTGGAAACAAGTACATTCTCAAATCCCCCCATCCTGCTGCTGAAAGTTATGCTAACTATAAAGCAGGATTTCTTGGAAACAAACACTTTATCTTGGCTAACGAATTGTTAAAATCACAGAATAAACCCCTAATAAACTGGTAATAATGGATTCTAAAACACAATTCCCCACAAAGCATGTACTTGTCTATTCAACAGTAGGCAAGGGTGTGGTAGAGTTTGACACACAAGCTGCCACATGGTTAGACCTGAAGAAAAATCTCAGAGAGATGCAGGTCAAATTTGATGGCATGAAAGCTGTCATCGGAGAAAACAGACATACTCTTGAATCAGATCAGGCTACTCTTCCTGATGGTGATTTCAGCCTGTTCCTGATGCCTATTAAGGTTAAATCAGGAGCTTATACAAGAGCAGAACTTTTTGAAAGGATAAAAGCACTTGTTGCCAGCAATCCTGACATGAAACAAAAGTTCATCGTTGATGGAAAGAACATGACCCAACTCAGCACTGATAAGCTGAATGAACTTTGGGCAAAGCATGGTGAGAAAGGTGGAGTTATCTCTGCTCCTGCACCTACTGCCAAAGATACCGTAAAAGAGCAGAAACAGGCTGTCAGCAGTGTTGTGGAATCAATCAAGGGTAAGACCAGCATTGATCTTGTTACAGCACTAAACAAGCTTCATAAAGACCTTAATGAGATAATCACTGATTATCCTGTAAAAGTCCCTACCTCTGAACTTGTTGAGTGGAACAAACACCTTGAAGCTGTTCTGAAAAACGCTGAAACTAAACCAAAGCAAAAATCTGAGCCTCCTGTTCCCATGGTTGACCCCGAAGAGGAAAGAAGAAAGGAAGAAAAGAGACTTGCAGAGGAAGCTGAAAAGAAAAGAAAGGATGAACTTGACAAGAAAGCAAGGGATATGGCAAGGGAGTTTAAGGACATCGGAAGTTTCTAATCTACTGAAAGTGAACTGAGTTGTATTTCTATAATTCAGTTCACTTTTTTTATTTAATTACTAAACTTTACAACAATGAAAGTCATAAATTGGATACTTGGACTCTTTGGTTACAAAATAATCAATGTTGCCAAAACAAAAGAACAAGAATTAAAGGAAAAGGCTGAAGATATACGCAGGTCATTTCCTGATGACATTTCCCAACCTCTTAGATGATGAGATCAGAAATAGACCAAAGAATAGTAGAAAAAAGCAATATGCTTCGTAATTGGTGGGAAGACAGAGATATTACTAATACTCTTATAAAGATGAAAAGAGTTTCAAGAAGAGCAGTAAAATTCATAAAAGACATAATTCCCATACTTGAAAATGTATATCCCAGTTTATGGGATATACAGTTCTTTCCTTACTCTGGAAATTATCAGGGAATATCTTTCAGAGAAACAGAGAAGAGATACTCTTTTTCTACATCAGATGTAAGATTTGTCACCTATCTTCCCAATATCGTAATACATTTTCCTTATTCAAAGATGACTAACATGAATAATCAAACCCATGAAATATATGATATTTATGTAAGGATTCCCATTGAATCATCTGGAAGAAGTATAATGATTACCAGAATACTTGGATTAAGACAAAGTTACTCTTACGCAGAAGCTATAAGTAACTATCGTTTTAGTCATCTTACATCAAGATCAGTGTCAGAACCTCCTGTATATGATTCTTTCTGTCTTGGATCAGGAGAGATAAACCAATGTATGGCAATGTTTAACAGTACTCAGAACCTTGCTACATTTAAACATTTCCTTTTCTACATAGAAAGTTATCTTGCTTATGAAAGCATAGAGGGAGTACCCTATGAAAAATTTGAGAAGATAAGTTCTTTTAGAGGAGCAAGATTTACTGATATTCCCAATTATGATCTCATAACAGTTTACAAAACTATTACTCAAAACATACCATTATATAAACAAGAGTATCCATTTGATTTAAGATTAACATCATCAAATGGAAAAATTAAAATTGGAGATATGGTTCACTTTGAGAAAATAGTTAACAGGATCATTAATATGGCAATAAGAAATGGAGGGGTTCCAAGACATTTTCCTTCTGAACAATTGATATTTATGTTCAAATTACCTGATGGAAGCAGAACAGATGCATCAACAGATGTTACTCCTTCAGGAGACATTATCTTTAATGATGAGCATTTCTATTTCAGAGGAGAAAAAAGAATAATGAAAATAGTTGGACATGCTGTTGATTACAGTAGAATAAGAATATATGAACAAAGAGTTGTCAAACCTAAAGTACTTAACTATGTCAAAGAAAGAATTGAACACAAACTCAACTACACCTTCACTGCCCGTAATATCACTGAAAGAATTAATCAAAGTAGTAGTTCCTGAGCATGTGAAGGACCAGATAAAGTATCTCTGTGCAAAGATACCAAACAATGAATGGTCAGGGGCATTATTTTATGATGTCAAAGGGTCTATTAAAGATCCTGAAAACTTTTCCATTGAACTAAAGGAAATTTTTCCTATGGATATTGGAAGTGGTGCACATACAGAATATTCACCTGATGAGGAACTTGCTACATTTATGATGGACAATCCTGAGTTTCTGCCAAAGCCTGATGGAACAGGAATGAAAATGGGACATATCCACAGTCATAATACAATGGGTGTATTCTTCTCAGCAGAAGATGACTCAGAGTTGAATGATAATTCATCAAACCATAACTATTATCTTTCAGTTGTCACCAATAACAAGCTTGAATTTGCTATCAAAATTGCTTTCCGTGGCAAGGTATCAGTTTCAGGTAGTGATGAAAATGGTGAACCTTATATTATGCAGAGCAATGACGAAGTCATGTTTGTATATAAAGGAGTTGCTTATAATACTCTTCCTGTAGTTAACAGTACTTTCAGGAGCAGGATAGCATTTCTGACTGAAGAAGCAAAAAGGAAAGAAGAGAAAAGGAGAATAGAAATGGATAGCAGGTTCAAAGCAAGGGATTATTCTGCTGATAATAAGAAATATCAGGGAAAGCATTTCCAGCCTGAGCTTCCACTGGACAGTAAGACTCCTTATCATCATCCTTTAAGGATACATGAGATTCCCATTGATCAGCAACTTGTTGATGATGTTCCTGAAAGCACTGCACTTGTTGATGAACAGTTTGTAATCAGACTTCTCTGCCTTAATAAAGGATATGAAAGGTATGCTACAATTGGTGAAGTACTTCAGGAAATAGAGAAAACTTATGAGATATATGACTATATCATGAAATACAGTACAGAGATAGTTGATATCTATTTTTCTCTTTATAGGGAAATATACGGAGAGGCAATGACCATTGAACAGATGATAGAAGATATGGATGAAACTATGATGCTTCTTGAAGACTACATAGAATCTTTTCAATGGGTTGATTTCATTACTGATAGCCTGCAACAGCTTGCTTACAGATTTGAAGATTCTCTTATGTCAAATAATATTAACGAGGAAGAACATGGGAAGAGATGACAGATTTAAGGACATAGAATGGTATGTACCAAGTGGAATAGCATGCCTTGTAGGTGGAGCAGGTGGAATTTCATCATGGCTCATTTTTCTTCTTTCAAGAGCAGGCTTTACATGTACTGTTTTTGATGATGACATAATTGAAGAACATAATCTTGGAGGACAGTTATATGCAAATGACCATGTAGGAAGGCTTAAAGTTGAATCCCTTTCTGATACTGTCTCCAGATATACAGGTCAATGGCTTGATACAGTAGATACTCGTTATGATTCTTATTCAATTAATCATGAACTTATGTTTTGTGGGTTTGATAACATGCAAGCAAGAAAAGACTTTTATTTAAGGTGGAAAGAAAAGGTAAATGAAGAAGATACTGATAAAGGTCTTTGTCTCTTTATTGATGGAAGGCTTCTTGCAGAGCAATATCAAATCATTGCAATCAGGGGAACTGATGAAGACAGGATGCAACAGTATGAAGAAAAGTATCTTTTTACCGATGATGAAGTAGATGATGCTGTATGTACCATAAGACAAACATCTCACATTGCTGCAATGATGGCAGGAAATATGGTAAGTATTATTACTAATCATATTGCCAATCATAAGACAAGACATAATGTGAGGTATATTCCCTTCTTTACTTCCTATCTTGGGCCATTAACTTTAACAGAAACAATATGAGACGGATAGTTAATATATCTTTAGATAAAGAAAGGCTTTTCTCAAGTCTTATTGGATATGTAAATCCAAGAGGAGAGGATTTTCAATCAGAGTATTGTCTATCCATTATGGGAACAAGTATGGACAATGATTTTATTCCTGTATTTGCAGGAGGAATATCTCAAGTAATTACAGTAGGAAATCGAAGGGCACTCTTGTATTCCTTATACTCAATGAATTCTGTGTCTGCATTTACAGTAGGAAGGTCAAGAAGATTTAGAACCAGTCATGGAGAGGCAATACATAACTATGACGCAGGAGCACTTGTAATCCAGAGAGAAAGATATTCTTTCATGAAAGATTGTCTTTATAAGGAGTCAGGTGAAGGAGCAACATTACTTCTTACTCTTGCTGTAAGAAGGGATAAATTCTGGACATTCAGGAGCAACTTCTCTTATGGTTACATGGCTCTCTTTATTTCTGATGCATTCATGGAAAACTCAGAATTTAAGCCAGCAAGAAGTAAATTTGCATCTTATATCAGGACTGTAAAAGAACTCGGAATAGATGTAGTAACTACTTCATCAATTGAGAAATGGTGCTTTAATACAAGCATTGCACTACCTACATTTAATAGTCTTCAAGAAAGAAGAGAATTCTTTGGAGGTCTTACAAATCTAATAACATGAACAATGCTGAGAAGCCTAATTATGGGCGTAGAAACAAAAACAAAGGTAATAGTGCTGAAAGACTTTATGCTAAACTATTCAGGGAAGCAGGATTTGATAAATGCAGAACATCAAGAGAAGGTTCAAGACTTCATGATGACTGTGCCATTGATCTTATCTTTATTCCCTGTTCCGTTCAGATAAAAGCAGGAAAGCAGAGGGGAATGAATGTATCAAAAGTTCTTTCTGAAATGGATGAAAGAATCAAGATTGCTTTTCCTGAAGGTTATCCTGAGCACACTTTACCAAGAGTTGTCATACATCATAAGGACAGGGAACAAGGAAAAAGAGAAAGAAATGAATATGACAGTATTGTTTCCATGACATTTGATACATTTTTAAAACTACTAAAATCATACACAAATGATAATAAGAACACCAAAGGAATTACTTGAAGAATATGAATCCCACACAGGAGTAAGTCAAAGTGAACTTAAATCAACTCTTGGTGGGATTCATGGCTACAAAAGATTTCTTGAGAATAAGAAAAACATAAGTGATAAGTATTATGATGAGCCTGCTGAGCACTTTATTATAGGCACAGGGGTAGATCATCTTATTACTTATGGTGCAGAAAGCTTTAATAACACTTACTATATAAGTGATATTGAGGAAAAACCTTCTGATGCCATTATGTCCATTGTAAAGGCTGTATTTGATACAGCAGTAGTGGAGATGCAAGAATCACAAATGGAACAACTTCTCACCCTTGATATGTATAGGGATATGATAATTCTATCTGCAAATACTCATCAATGGAACAAGTCATGGGGAGACGATGCCAAGTACAATAACATTGTGAAGGCAGGTAGTAACTATTTCAATGATCTGGTTAAAGGAAAAGGAAGGAAAATTCTTTCTCTTGACCAGTACAACTCTATCATTTCAGTAAGTAATTCTTTTGTAAATGGTGCAACTAAAGAATATCTTACTGACGATGATGAATATGCCAAAATATATCTTTTCTTTCAGGTTCCTGTTTATTTCAGCTACAGTGGACTTCCTGCAAAAGGTCTTGTTGATTTAATAAGAGTTGAAGTAACGGATAGGGAAGCTTCTGTAAGAGGCTTTGACCTAAAGACAATGTCAGGAATGACATCTGATTTTCTTTCTTCTTATCGAAGAAGAAGATATGATGTTCAGGCTTCTTGGTATAGGAAAGGAATACTGAATGAGTGGCAGGCTTTTTTGTTAAGATTGCTTGGGCTTAATGCTATTGAGAAATCTGATTATGATCTTATTACCAAGAAAAGAATAAAGTTTGAAGACGATTTCTTTTTCTTGGTAGAAAGCACAAACAATACAGGAGTTCCCATGGTATACAGAATGGGAACGAATGAATTGGTAAAGGCAGAAAGAGGAAGAAAGAAACTGATGTATGATGCTCTTGATGAACAGTTAAGGGAAATTCATGTAATGTATATTCCTGAAGTCAAAGGTTATTCAGACATGCATAAAATGGTCTCATTTTACAGAAAGCAGGGTGACAACATTACTATTCCTTACGTTGAATCAACATTCTTTAACATTACATGGGAGAATACAGATATTTTCCTTCCTGAAAATTCTGGCACAAGACTCATGAGCAATGTAACAGTTGACATTGAAGATTCTGATCCATTCTAAAACACTAAGCTATGTATGGAGAACCAATGAAGATACAGCTTGGAAGGATACTTATGAACAGGACAAGAAAGTACCTGTTCCCAATCATCAAATTCTATGGTGATGATTTTACATCTGTGATTAATTCCTTCTTCAAAGTAGGAATAGGGATAGGAGATATAGTAGTAAACAAATGTGGAATCCATCATGAAAAGCATCTTTTTATTCTTGTTGATACCAGCGTATCTCATTCTCTTTTTGTTACAGGTATGAATTGGATCAAAGAGCATCCTGCATATGAAGATGACTATGCCTTTGATAATGTTAAGACAGGAAGGCTTCACATGATAGTAATAAAAGTTCCTGATACATACATTGAATCTCTTAACAACTTCAAGAAAAGTAAATTCTCTAAGATGTACTCAAGGGATGATATTATGAAGTTCTTCAGTTACAAAGGAGGGGATAAAGCACAAATGAAAATTTATCAGGACATACAAAAGGTACTGATTCATGATCATAACTACAGGATAGAGTTTGCAAAATGCATTGAGAAGGAATTTGACATTCCAAAATTTTCACCTTCCGAGATTGAACAAGATTGGGAATATGACCTTCCCATTATCTTTGGAGAAGAATTGTTTAACGCAGAGTCAGAAGGGGAGTAATCCCCTTCTTATTCTTTAATCCTTTCAACATGAGTAAATTTAAACTAAATCAAGTAGTTGTATGGCTTGATCCTGAAAAAATTACATCAGCCATTTACAAAGTGAATGATGTAGTAAAAGGCATATACTTTCTGAAGAATGAACACTCTGAAACCTTTGCTAATGAATGTGAGCTTGTAGAACCTAAAAGCATTCTTGTTTGTAAAGAATGTGGATGTTTTCATGTTCAGATTCAATCATGGGTTGACATTAACACTGATGATATAATGGGAGATATTGCAGATCCACATAGATGGTGTGAAAACTGTAAAGGAGATGTAGATGTTATCAGTGCTACTGATTACTATCAACTTGAAATAGAACTCTTAAAAACAAAAACATGGAAATAGAAAAATTAGATTCATATCAGGTAGCCAGCCTGTTAAAAGGAAAAATTGATGACCTTAATGAACTACTGTTGGAAATGTTCAAGAATAACTATGGGATTGAGTTATGGTTTGATGGTGATATGATTATTCCTAATCATCGTGGAACCAATAAATTCAAACATCTTTTTGTCATAGGGTCATTAGTTAAAGAAATACCTCTGCCATCAGATGAACCCTAAAAGCTACTTCTCATGATAAATGTTACACAAGTAATGTCCAGACATGGCCCTATAGGTGTAGTCAGGATAAAGTATGCAACTAATCCTCCTCTTGATCAATCTAAGTGTAATGATATTGCTATGCAAGTGATGGATTACTTAAGAAGTGCTTACATGTCAACAGGAATAACAAATAACCCTATCGTTGTCATTGTAGAACCTAATTTTCCTTTACCTATCTATAATGAAGGTATTGACCCAACACCAGATTATGCTAAAGCTACTCAGGAAAAGATGCTTCAAGAAGAAATGAAAAAACAAGATTACTTTGCTAAACCTAAAGAAAAACCTAAAACCCTATTACTATGAACCTTTACCATTCATTACTCAAGCAAGGGAAAGCTGCTGTTGAAGCAATTCAGATTCCCTTTAAAGTCAAAGAAGAACAGAAGAAACTTGAACTCAAGATTCTGACTATTGAACAACAAATTGCTTCAAGTACTCTTAAAGTTGAAGAGTGCAAATCTGCCTACCCTGTACAATGGGACAAGCTTCTTGATGCCATTGATGATATGGAGTTGCTTAAAAGAAAGCTCAAGCTTCTTCAAGAGCTTCAGTTTGAAATGTTTAAAGAAGACAAACAGTGATAGAAAATTTTGAAGAGTTTACTTTTGATCTTACAAGACAGGAATTAGAAAATGTTCTTGTAATGGAAAGAATGCTTGTTAAATTTCTTCCTTATGGAGGTAGACATCCTGTTAAACAGGATGTATTATGTTCTCTCATTAATTTGCAGCTGAAAAAAGAAGGAATTGACTTTAGCATTATACCAACCAGACTTAGAAAATATTTCAATTACTTTAGATGCAAAGGGAAAATACCTATTATAGCAACTGGAAGAGGGTGCTATTATGGCAATTCAGCAGAAGTAATTAGAAGTGAAATCAGAAGTCTTGAACAAAGAGCATCTCAAATTTTAAGAGCTGCTGATGGACTTAGAAGTTTAATTCCTGATTAAAAAGACTTAAATTTGTAAGTTCTTGCCCTCTTAGCTCAACTGAATAGAGTTAGATAGTAGTATGTTCTATTCTATGACAATTGGCACATAATAAAACACACTTATCTAACTCTATTCTTATTTTCTCCCATGATTGAAGTCTTAATTTATCCCATTGAAAATCTTTCTCATTGAAGTTAGTATGATGAAAGTCAAAAACAGAATAAGGAGTATTAGGGTAAGAGATTCCACAATTAATACATTTACTACCTTTGTATTGGATTGCTTGTATTTTTCTCTTAATCCATCTTTCTGTACAATATTTGTTAAAGCATACCTTACAATAAGTTGCTTTTCTAATACTACTTTGAAAGAACTCTGATTCCTCTTTTTCTTGTTTGCATTTAGAACAAATTCTCATGGTCTTATAGTTCAATGGATAGAACAAAGGTCTTCTAAACCTTAAATATGAGTTCGATTCTCATTAAGACTACAAAGATAATAAATGAATAGATTAAATCCTTCTAAGGCAGGGGTTATTGGTTTGAATCCAATAGGGGGTACATGAAAAGAGTGACTAAATATCAAAGAAGGGAGAATGCAAAAGCATTTCTAAGAGGTATTTATTCACGATTTACAACTGAGTGGATTTCATATAAAGATATAAAAGTCAGATACTTTGCTAAGAAAAATCATATTGAAGGAAGATTACAGAGAGTATTGATGGCAAATGAGTTTATTATTCAAAAACGCAAGTATAAAATTAAGCATCCTGATTTTCCAACTGATGAAGTTATAGATAGTTATCTTGAAATTGCAGCAAAGCAAAGATTGGAAGAAGCAAGGATATTATTCAATAAACTTACACCTGAGCAGAAGAGTGAGAATTACAAAAGAAGATATGCCAGAGTTCAGGCTTTTAGAAAGAAGAAACAAGACTTTTATTCTCTCTTTGATCAGAAGGCTCTGGAAGAGATAGATAATAATTGCAGAGCATTGCTTCATAAATATTCTTGTAGCTATGACAAAGATGATCTTATACAAGACAGTTTATTATTAGCTTTGCAAAAAAAGGAAATGTTCTCTCCTACCTCTGCAAAATTTTCTACATGGGTAACTAAAATTGCACAGAATCTTGTTATGCAGAAAATACAAAAAGATAAAAGGATTGTTCCTGTTTTACCTCCTCCTGAAGAAGAAAGAGAACATGAGTTGACAGATAAGGAGAAATTAGCCCTAAGATACTATTCAGTACTTACCCCCTCTCAGAAACGCTTATTTGAGCTTGTAGGAGATGGTATGAGATATGCTGATATAGCAAAGAAACTTAATTACTCTTCAGCAGGGTATGTAAAATTTCTTGTAGGTAAACTTCGTAAAAGAATAAAAACCAAAATCAATGAAAGGATTAATATGGGTGGCACTATTGTTTTTAACAATTAATGCCTTTTCACAAGAGTATCTCAGAGATACAAGATATGTAGGCATGATCAGGGTAACAGACCCTGATAATGTTAACCGCAAACCAGAGAAATATCAAAGGTTTATATTTGCTATTGTAGAAGGAAATGAGAAGGGTTTCTTTGTCCTTGACAGCATTACAGGAGAGTTAAGGGTCTTTAAGAAAATTGATGAATATGTAAGAGACCAGAAAACTTTCAAAATCACTGTTCTTGTAACAGATAATGGCAATCCACCACTGGCTACCAAATCTGACTTCTATATAGACGTCAGAAAATACCTGCGTTTTGAAATTACAACAAAAGAGAAAACATTTATAATTAACTAACATGATAGTAGATATCTTTTACAAGTCATATAAAGCTGACTATAAATGGCTCTATGCTTCACTGGAATCTGTAAAGAAATATCTCACAGGATACAATCATATACATGTTGTTATTCCAAAACATGAAAGAAGGTATATTAAGATTCCAGAAGGTATTCAAAACCTTACTATTTATGATGTAAGTGAGTATGGCAATACTTATCTTTATCAGCAGGTAGTGAAGATGCAAGCATCACTTTATACTGGTGCTGATTATATTCTATACATGGACTCTGATTGCATTGCAGAATTACCTACTGATATAAATGATTATATTATAGATGGTAAGCCTGTTATATACTATACTCCTTATGATAAAGTTGGAGATGCTATATGCTGGAAAGAACCTACTGAAAGATTTATAGGACATCCTGTAGAATATGAGTTCATGAGAAGATTGCCTCTAATCTATCATAGAAGTACCATAGAAGCTGTAAGGAAACTAAAACCTGATCTTGAATACTATATCATGAGCCAACAAAGCTTTTCAGAGTTTAATGCTATAGGAGCTTGGGCTTTTGAAAATCACAGAAGCTTATATAGGTTCTTAAATACTGATGAATCAGAACTTGAAAGACCTATAGCAAAACAATGGCATTCATACACTCAATGGGAACAGTTTAAACAACAACAAAATGAAAATAACTAAAGAAGGATTTGCTATTGTAGAAAGAGATACTCATATAGGAAAATGGGTTGAACAATATGGAAGACTTGATTTTGATCAGAATGCTCTTCCAAGATATCTTCCTTTTTTCAAACAAGGAGATGTACTTCTTAATATAGGTGCTAATATAGGAGCTTATGCTTATGCATTCAAAGATAAGGCTTCTGAAATACATTGTTTTGAACCTAATCAGGAAGCCTTTGATTGTCTTGTTCACAATCTCGGAAAGATAAATAATACTTTCCTGTTTAACTATGCTGTTGGAGAAGAAGGAATTCCTTATGTTCTTAATACAGAGGATGATAATATAGGAGCTGCTTTTATTAAAGAGTCTCCTGAATCTTCTCTGAGAACTATAAGTATTGATTCCATGTACTGGATAAAGGTTGACTTTATTCTTATGGATTGTGAAGGATCAGAACTTGCTGTACTTAAAGGTGCTGAAAAAACAATCAATAATTTCCATCCTATTATGGTAATTGAAATCAATGATGGAGCACTACAAAGAAATAATGTAACAAGACAAGATGTCTTTAAATGGCTTGAAGATCATGATTACACATTCAGAAACATTTATGAGACTGAAGGCTTTGAATACATACAAATGGATATAATCTGTTTCCCTAAATCTTAATTGCTATGAAACTTGATCTTACATCACTTCCCGTATTTATTTCTTCCTGTGACAGTCCAAAATTTCAGGAAAGGCGTGATAAGCTTCTTCCTGTACTTGACAAACTTGGATTTAACATAAAAGAAATAGTAAAAGGAGTGCCAATGCCTAATCATATGTATGGTGCATTCCTTAACATGAATAAGATCATTAAGAGAAACAGGTCACCTTTCATTGTGCTTGAAGATGACTGTTGCCTTAATGAAGAAAACTACCAGCCTGTTATCGAAATTCCTGATAACACTGATATCCTCTATCTTGGAGGATCTGCACATGCATCATTACAATATGTTCCTGAGAAAGGAGTATTATTGAATAATGCCTATGGATTCAATAACTCAAGAGTTGCTTATATGCCTATAAATAAGGATTATGTAAGACTCTTTAGTATGTATTCTGGTCATGCTATTCTCTATGTTACAGAGAAAGGAAGAAATGCCTTCCTGTATCATATGAATATATACACCAAGATTGCATTTGATATGGCATTTTCTCTTGCTATGCCAAAGATAAATGTGATGATGCCAAGAAAGACTTTTTTCTTTCAGGATGATGGATACAATGATGCTTTTACAAAGCAGATTATTTATGATCATGAAGGAGAAATTGTTAACCTTAATGATCTGAAAGCATTCTCACCTTACACCTATCCCATAAGAAAAAGAGGAATGTTTGGTACAATAGGTGAACCAGAAAAAAAGGTAACTAAGAGAGTAAAGAAAGAAGTAAATCCAACTGAAGAAAAGCCAAAGAAAACTACCAGAAAAAAAACTAAAGAGTAAACAGTAAGCAGTTAATTAAGGAAGGTATATTGTCTATGCCTTCCTTTTTGTGTCTAACAACTAAACCAAAATCAATGGATAAACTACTTAAATATTTTCATGGTGATAATCTTGCAGCAAAAGTATGGAGGGACAAGTATCAGCTGAAGGATGATATGGAGAGACCTCTTGAAGAGACACCTGATGACATGCACAAAAGAATGGCAAAGGCAATCTTTGAGTCTGATACAAAGTATCTTACTATTGAAAAGTCTTCTCTTTACAGACATTATGATCAACTTTCCCATTATGGAAAAATAAGAGAAAGGCTTTCAGAAGAAAGTATATTTGATCTTCTCAAGGATTTCAAATATATTATTCCCGGTGGAAGTACCATGACCATGCTTGGCAATCATTATCAGATAGGAAGCCTGTCAAACTGTTTTGTAATAGGACAGCCTGATGATAGCTATGCAGGAATAATGAAGCTCAGAGAAGAGCAGGTTCAGCTCATGAAAAGAAGAGGCGGGGTAGGCAAGGATTTATCAAGTCTCAGACCAAGAGGAGCAAGGGTAAAGAATGCAGCCAAGAACTCTACAGGAGCATCCTCATTTATGAATGTGGACAGTGAGCTTACAAGAGAGGTGGCACAGGATGGAAGAAGAGGTGCTTTAATGCTGACCATGGACATAAGGCATCCTGATGTGCTTGAATTTATTACTGCTAAGCAAGACAAGACCAAAGTAACAGGAGCAAACATCTCTGTGATGTTAAGGGATGACTTTATGGATGCAGTTATCAACGATAAGGATTACTATTTGAGATGGCCTGTTAATTATGATGTAGTAAGTGGTACTGGTAATGTGACACCATATAATGAATTGGTTACATTTCATCAAACAAATGAAGGAAAAGGATTAAGTTTATATAATGGCAATCCTATAGTATTTGTTAAGAGGATAAAAGCCAAAGAGTACTGGGATACAATCATTTCATGTGCACATGATTCTGCTGAACCCGGAATCATGTTCATTGATAATCATTGGAATAATTCACCTGATGGAGTATATCCCAATTTCAGAGGGGTCACCACCAATCCATGTGGGGAAATATTTATGGGCCCATATGATGCATGCAGGCTTATAGCTGTTAATCTCTTCTCATTTGTAGATGATCCTTTTACTGAAAATGCAAAGTTTGATAGGGAAAAATTCTATCAGGTATGCTATGAACAGCTAAGGATTGCTGATGATATTATTGATCTTGAGGTTGAAGCAATCAATAACATTCTTGAGCATATTGGTGACAGATTCAGTACTGAATACAGGATGTGGGAGAAGATAAAAGAGACTACCTACAATGGCAGAAGAACAGGATGTGGAATAACAGGTCTTGGAGATATGCTTGCTGCACTTAATATTCTTTATGGAAGTCCTCTAAGTATGGAAATGATTGAAAAAGTCATGACTCTGAAAATGTCAGCAGAACTTGATGCTGGTATTGATCTTGCTATTCTTAGAGGAGCATTTCCTGAGTGGAATAAAAATCTTGAATTCATTGATGAAAGAGAGGAATGTGATATTGAGTTGTTACCAATGTATCTTCAGGGAGCAAACACATTCTACGTCAACTTAAACCATAATTTTTCCGAAGATACTTTAAGAATGCATAGGTATGGCAGGAGAAATATATCATGGTCTACTGTTGCTCCTACAGGAACAATAAGCATGATGACTCAGACTACATCAGGAATTGAACCTTTATTCAATCAGTACTACATAAGAAGGGTAAAGATGATGAATAAGGAAGGAACTCCTGACCACATTGACCCCAATGATGGTGAATGGTATAGGGAACATCTTGCTATTCATCCTAAGATATATCAGTGGTATAAGGAGCTTGGGTATGAAATTCCATTTGATGAGCATCCTATTGGTAAACAAAAGGAAATTATGGAAGCATCACCTTGGGCAAATTCTACATCAGATAAAATAGATCCTGAAACAAGGGTATTGATCCAGTCAATTATACAGCGTTATACTACCCATAGTATTTCTTCTACTGTTAATCTGCCTGAACATGCAAGTATCCATAACATTTCAAATATCTATAAGCAGGCTTGGGCAAATTCACTGAAAGGTATCACGGTATACAGAGATAAAAGCAGGGCAGGTGTAATAGTAAACAAGGATGAATTTACAACCCATAATGCCCCTAAAAGAGGGAAGGAGCTTGAGTCAAATTTTCATCAACTCAGAGTAAAAGGAGAGAAATTTGGAGTTGTTGTAGGTCTTAAGGATGGAAAGCCATTTGAAGTTTTTGCTTTTAGGGATGAGGATAAGAGGACTAAATTTATGAAAGGTATCACTACAAAGCAGAAAAAAGGAAGTTATATCTTTACTTCCTCTGATGGAAAATATCTTTATGATTGCCTGCAATGCCTTGATAATGTAGAGGAAAAAGCTGCTACTCTTTATGGTTCAATGCTGTTAAGACATGGTGCTCCAATTCCCTATATCATTAAGACAATGAAAAAGGTAAATGAAAACATAGTCTCATTCAGTGCTGCCATTACAAGGGTTCTTGCCAAGTATGTACCTGATGGTGTCAAGTCTGCTGAAAGCTGTCCAAGATGTGGTTCAAAGCTCACATTTGAGAATGGATGTGCAGTTTGCAAAGAGTGTGGTTATGATGCATGTTAAACCAATAAATAGAAAAGAATATGGAAGTAACAGTAAAAATCAAGAAAGATAAAGACATTCTTTATTTGCCTGAATATGCAACAGAATTCAGTGCAGGAATTGATCTGAGAGCAAGCAGGCTTGATAAGGTTTACAGTGGACAAAAAGAAGTTCCACTTGAGAAGCTAAAGTATAGCCTTGAAAAAGGATATTTTTCACTGAGAGGATTTGAAAGGGCAGTAGTAGGAACAGGATTCTATCTTGAAATTCCTGAAGGCTATGTACTTGATATCAGGTCAAGAAGTGGAAATGCAGCAAAGAAGGGATTAATAGTTGCAAATTCACCGGGAACTATTGATCCTGACTACAGAGGAGAAGTCATGGTCATACTATTCAATGCCACTAAATACTTATGCAGGATAACTCTTGGTGATGCCATTGCTCAGGCAGTACTGATTCCTTTCTCAAGGATAATGTGGAATCATGTGGATGAGCTATCTGAAACAGCAAGGGGAACAGGTGGATTAGGGAGCACTGGAGTATGAAAACAATTGTCCTTCAAACATTTAAGACAGAAAATATTCCTGAGTGGATAGAGTACTGTATGGCATCAGTAAAGAGCTGGGCACTAAGTAATGAGTACTCCTATAAAAGACTTGGTGATGAGTTCTTTGACTATGTTCCAGAATGGGTGAATCAAGTTCATGGAAGAAAGTTCTATCCAAGAACTGATATTGCAAGACTATTGATGATCAAAGAGTATCTTATTGCTTATGAAAGAGTAATATGGGTTGATGCTGATGAATTTATCTTTAAACCTGAGGCAATCATTCTTCCTGAAAAATATGATTATCTCTTTTCTCTTGAATTCTATAAGGGAATGGCAAGCATTAATAACTCATTTCTCATGTTTACAAGAAAAGCAGAGAATACACTTGATCATTATATCAGAGTAGCACTTGCAAAATTCAGGACTCTTGGAATAATAACAAGAAGTGGAATAGGAGGAGATATGATAAAGAGTCTTGAAATACCAAAGTACTGTATCACATTTAATGGGTTGATGAATAAAGATACTATACTTGCCCTTCAGCAGAATAATGTTCAGATACTGACTGATTATTCCAATACTTCAATGTTTGAACAATTCATGTTTAATGTGTCACTTTCACTTAACCATGATCCTATTGTAGTACTTTCAGCACTGAATAACATCTACAGAACAGGAGGAAGAATGTTTCACCCAAAGATATTCGGAGTTCCTGTAATCACTTATGATTCCACTTTTTTGCATTTTGGGCAAAGATAGCCCTTTTGCGTGTAACTGGATTCTTGGAATGGGTAAGTTCTTCAGTGGACTTACCCGTTCTTTTCTTTGTAGCAGTAAACTTCCCTTTGTTCTCAGGTTTAATGTGAATTGAGGATTTCTTTGACATGGCTTACTAAAAAATTTATGTTACCTATTTAAGTTCGGGTATTACCTCTACATTCTTCAGATTCATAAGTTTTTCATCCAGCTTTTTATTCTCCTCTTCGTAGAAATCCATTATTTCATCAGCAGAAGGAGGAGCAAGACCCATTTCTTCATATGCTTTCTTCAGTGCATTGTAGGTAGGAATAACATCATCTACTTCTGAATCAGCCATACTTTTTATTTCATCAATAATTAATCTCTTTGTTCTTCTTTCAAGCTTTCCTTCACTTAGTTCTTCACCCCTTGCTTCAGCATCTTCTTTCACTGCTTGCTTCATGCTTTCATACATCTCAGGAGTGATTTCACTAAGCATTTCTGTTAGTCTCATTCCTCTGTATTCTGTTCTCATAGGAGTAACAAATTGTTCTATCTCTTTATCTGTCCCATAAAGAAATATCTTATCAAAGTCATTTGGAAAATTTACTTTTTCCATTAAGCCTTCAAATCCATAAACTGGTCTGATAGCAGAAGGAAGAAGCTTATGCATCTTATTTTTGAATCTTGACTCTCCTGCTTTTGGTCCTGTTGTAATTATATCTTCAGGAGTTCCTTTTTTACCCCATGCTTTAACAAGTTCAAGTCCATTTGAAAATGTTCTTTCTACAGTAGGTTCACCTAAATTTCTATCCCACAATGCTTTTGGATTCATTAGCATAGTAACATCATCAATAGATCTTTTGAGAAGATTTATTATAAGATTGAGCCATTTTTTTTCATCATCGTCATCTTTTCCACTCAATATTGCCATTGCTATAGCCTTAGCAACAAGAAGGTTAAGTATTACTGCCATCTCTGCGTTATTGGCTTTCATTCCCTGAATATCAATCTTTCTTACTCTATGAGTATTATCAAGATATTTTTGTATCCAACCAAGCTTTGCATCCTTTACTAATGATCTTCCTGAGAACATTGCATACATTGCTTTAGGCATAAGAAGACCTGATGTAATGGCAATATGGGACATATTAATAAGTATCTCTTTCAACATGTTAATTTCATGCTGATCAGATACCTGCATGAGTTCTTGTGCTGTATCAGAAAGAGCCTGATCTACTTCTTCTCTTATTCTTGCATCATATTCTTCTGCTATTGTATTATTTCTACTTGACTTCATTCCCATTATTCTCCCAAAAGCAACACCTATTGCCAGACCAAAGGGAATAATCATGGGAATCATTATTCCTGCCACAGGAACCATTAAGGGCCCCATTACAGCACCCCCTACAATAGTAGCAGCAACAGTTGCAGTAGCCTTATTATGACTTCTTTTTATTCCCTTGGTTCTTATTCCCTGCTCTGCATCACTTTGTTCAACACCATAGTTGTAGGATACATATCTTGGAAGCCATCTCTTAAACATCATCATTGCTTTATACCATATTTTATGGCTATGCACTGATGAACCAAACTCGGTATAATCTCCAGCTGTATCCTTAATATTATTATCAACAATGGTCTTAAAGGTTGCAAACTCCTTGCTTGATGTTTCAACCCATGTTTTTCTGTTCTGTTCCGTGTTAAATGCAGGAAGAAGATTGCCATTCTCATCCATTGCATCAAATACATTGGATGTTACTTTATTTCCTGATTCATCAATCCCTTCAATCTGGTACTCCATTAGCATACAACCAAGAATAGGAGCTTGATTCAGATATTCTGTTCTCTGCATTATCCAGTACTCTGAAACACTTGTAGCAAGCTTAATGGCACTGTTCTGACTTGCCTTGTAGATTTCATTGGATGAATCCTGAAATACTTTATATCTTCTCATTAGAATGGCAAGCTTCTTTGCATTCTTTGTTACTCTTGTAGGAATCCTTGATGCAAGTCCACCACTCCATAATTTAAGAGTTGAACCTTTCATCACTACTGATTCTGCTCTCCAATAACTGTCTTCAGTAATATACTTAAGCCTTCCTGAAGCAGCTTTAGTATAGTTACTCATTCTTCCCTGAATAATATTTCCTATCCCTGCTACAACATTTATGGCAAGCCCAATTAATCTTGTAGTGTCAAGAATTCTTTCTGCAAGTGCACTTGCTGCAAAGTTTTCTCCTATATGATTCTGAATGGCTATAAGTTCATTGATATTATCTTCATTAGGATTTTCCTGATTTCTCTCTTCTTCAATAAGTTTCTGAATCTCATTATGAAGAAGTTTTTCATCATGGGTAAGTGAAGATAGGGTAATGTCTTTTTTCAGAAGTCTTGATCTTCTTAACCAGTCAGCTTTCCAAACAGTGAGTATTTTTTCCTTCTTTACTCCAAATGTATCATTGGGAAGGTCATTGATAAAAGCTTTATTGTAGAGCTTTTCAACATGCATTGCAGCAAGGTGTCTTTCTCCTGCATTGATTTTTTTTCTGAATTTCTGTTCTATTTGCTTTTCTTCTTCTTTTGTGAGTTTTCTCTGAAGTTTTATTTCTTCCCATTCCTTTGCTTCCTTTATATCCTTATTATGTCTTCCTCCTACAATACCTCTGTATATGAACTCTCCCATTGAATTCTTTTTAGCTCTCTGTACCTTCTTATATTCATCCTTCATAGTGTCTATATAAGGCTGAATAGCAATTCTTGCTGCATACTCCATAGAATGTGCAGAATAAAGCCTGAGCAGTTTAATGAGATTAAAAGACTGATCATGGACAACATGAGAAGTACAATATCTTTGCAATATTCTCCCTATAGGAACTTGATTGGCATATGAACCAAGTACTTTCTTTATTTCTGTGTCTGATGGTTCACATTCAAGCCACTTAGCAAGAAGTATCTTTGAATCATGAGTAAGAAGGTCATAAGAAATAACTGCCTTTCTTGTTAATCTCTTTGCACCTGTTCTTTGTGAAGGATTTTCTTTATCCTTCTGTCTGAATTTTTCTCTTACCCTATCAGGAAGGGTATTAAGGAATTTCTGTGATTCTACAACAAATAATGTTTTGATATCATTTGATACAGTAGATGTATTGCTTACCACTTCCTGTTCCCCCTCTCCTGTAACAGGATCAATTATTCCACGCAATGTTTCACCGGGAAGTTTTTGAGTAACCAGATGCTTTATTTTACCAACCATATATCTATAAGCAGGGGATATTCTTTTTAATCCTTCTACTTTAGGGTCAAGAAGTAACTCAAGAAGAACTTTCTGTTGCTGTGGAAGTGTTCTCCCCCAAAGTTCCTTTTGAACAGAAGGAGGATATACATTTTTACATGTATCAAGAATCTCTGTCATAAGATTATAGAACTCCTTTAGTATGGGATTTTTTTCTATAAGCTCATAAGTCTTGTCATAATATCCTGTCTCTTCCTGAGTTTCCTTATATAATACTTCTCCAAAAGCATTCTTTCCTACTGTTATACCTTCTGTTGTATCAATTTTAAATCTTCTTGCCACAAAAAGATTATAATGAGTAAGATTAGGAAATATAGCTGATTCACCTTCATGAAGTTTATAGGTGATATCTTTTACAAATGCAGCAGCACCAAGAAAAGGATTATTTCTGGCAGTAAATACTTTTATTTCTCTTATTGCTTTAGGGCTTAGATCTTTAATATCAGTAACTCCTGCTTTACGAAGATGAAAGTCTACAAGTCTTCTATAGTCGGCAGCATAGTTCTTTATCATTATCCTCTGTGATTCGATAAATTCTTCTACTGCTTCTCTTGAACCAAGATGCTTTTCAAGCTCCTTCTCATGCTCACCCCCATCATCAATAAAGTATTCCTTATATTCAGCAAAATCAGGATCAGACATTATAGAAACTATCTTCCTTGGGTCAACAATTACCTGATTTTTTCTTTTCCATATATTTCTGGTTATGAATGCATCCCTATAAAGCTTATTGGGTGTCTGACTATCCTTTGCTTTTTCTATATCAGCAAGAAACTTGTCATTGGTTCTACGAAGCTCATCTTCATATTCTGCTGATTCTCTGGTAACAATTCTTTCTGTAGATTTTCCATTACTCCACTTCTGCCTGAACATATCATAGGATGCACCAAGTCTTATTATACCAAAGATATTAAGTCCATATCCCATCTTCCTTAATTCCTTCTCCAGCTTTGGCTGAATACCAAGAAGTTTCTCTTCCCATTGAATTGCTTTTGATTTATATTCATCAATAGTTTGTTCAAGAAGCATCTTCATTACCTGAAGTATAGGATGTGCTTCTGTGAATGCAAAATGAACACCATCAGAGGTAAAGTAATCCCAAAAACTTAAGTCGTCAATATGCTCCTTGAACATTGCTTCATAGTTAAGCTTTGATCCAAAGAGCTTCTTTACCTCTTCATTTTTGTTTAATATTTCTAACAGCTTGGTATGTTTTTTATCAGTAAGTTCTGTTCTCCATTGCTTTATCTCATTATGAATAGAGTCAATATATTTTATTATTTCTGGATTCTGAAGCTCTGCTCTACTAAGAATAATATGTTCTTCATGCTCAGGGATAAATCTATTAATAAAAGCAGTAAAGAAATTGAGAATTTTCTCTGCCTCAGCAATGCTGTCCATATCATCCCTTTTCATGATATCTTCAAGCCTCCTCTTATCAGAGGCAATGAACCTTGCTATCTCAACAGCACTATTAGCTTTTTCAATGAATTTTATTTCACCCCTGAGTCCAACATTATAGTTTTTGTTTCTTTCATTAAGATCCTGTGAACCATTAAGTCTCAGTTCTATTTCTTTCTTCAAAGCAAGCTGTTTATCATACTTTGGATCATAGGAAGGAGTATTAGCCAGCTCAGTATCAATAATGGCAAGCTGTTTCTCAAGTCTTCTGATAAGAGACTTCTTATACTCTATATAATCATTGTAGTTTGTTTTTTCCAATGGATCAAGGGATTCCATTGCCTGATCAGCTTCTATAAGAATACTTGCATGTTCATATATCTGCTCTTCTGTTATCTCACCTGACTTAGCTGCAACCCTTTCTATATCCCTGAGTACCATGCCATCTATTGTAGCATTGTTGCCTGATATCCTAATAAGGTTTTCTTCAATCCCATACCTGTTCTTTAGCATACGATTATACTCCATTATACCCTGAATGGCATAAGGAGTATTATTAATCCCCCATTTTCTATGGCCCATTGGCACTCTTAACCCATACTTATTTCTCTTATTCAGCAATCCTTTTTCTCTCAAATCTGCTATTACCTGTTCCCTTGTAACAGGTTGAAGAGAAAATCTCTGACTATAAGATGTCAGTTCTCTCTCTGCTTTTTCCAAATAGTCAAGAAGCTGATCTTCAGTAAGATTATATCCATTGATATTGTACTTGCATCTCATGGGTTAGCACTTAATGGTTATTATTCCCTTTTCTACAAGTGAAGAAACTACACTTGATAGTTTTTCAAAGTTACGAACTTTTTCTAATGGATCCTGAGATGGTGGTGGAAGAGGATTGTTAAAGAATTCTTCCCCAAGAGTTTCACTGTCTATATCTATATCAGGATGTGCTGTTTCTTCTTCTCCTGTTATTCCAATACCAAGGTCATCAATAAGTGCATTTGCTTTATTAATTGTCTGCTGATTAAGTTCTTCATTGGATGTATATTCAACATCCCCCACGTTTTCTATGAGCTCAAATATATTTGCTATGGTATTGACTGTAATGGAGTCTTTTGAGTAGTCAAGTCCTGTGAGATCCATTATTTCATGAAGCATATCCTTTATTACTCCCCAAAATCTTTCAAGTAATGTGGTATCACTTGACTTATAGGTATGCTGAGCCATTTCCTTTTGGAAAGAAGGAGATGTCATCATCCTCTCAACAAATTCACGGATATTGTATCCTCCATAAATAATTTCTATTTCTCTTCCTGACTCCAGTGCAACATGGGGGTCTCTTTGTTTTTTCCTTATTAACTGGCTAAGCTCTCCATTAACATCAAGCTTTTCTCTTGCTTGAAGGAACAGGTCAACAATATTCCTTATATACTGTGGTGCTTCAGGTTTGAGAACAAGCTTTCTTTCTCCTGTAGGAAGAACATTCTCTGATGTATATTTTATTAAAACATCATCAGCAATGGAATGTATAACTTCCCTCATTATGACAGTAGCAATTTCCTCAGGATTCTTACTATTTAATACCACAGATGGATTGATAGTTATACCATCACCTTTTACATATCTTCCTTTGGAAGGAATTGCTTTAATACTGAACTTTACCTTTGGAGTGATAAGAAATAGCTTCTTGGCAAGTCTCCCCATTGGAGAATCCATTTTTGCTATATTGTCAACAATCTTTGTTATATCTCCTGAGAGAAGATCAAACTTATCATCAGGAATAGACAATTCCCTTTTTTCCACAGGGGCAGTATAATCTTCATTGGTAACAGAAGAAAAGGATGGGTACACTATTTTAGTCTGATTTACAAGGCTTGTCATACGAGAACCTGTTGAATATTCTGACATTCCAAATGTTCCAAGTACAGGGATTCTTACATAGCACTCTTCTTTGGCATCATATATATAAAGCTGGAACTTATTCTGTCCTTTTGGAAGCTTATCATTATAAATAGAGAGAAACATTTCATCACTATCATACTGAAACTTCATCAATGAATTGAGATTATTTACCACTATCTGATTATCATTGATAGCAGGACTCACTGACTTAAATGTGAAGTTTTCAGGATTGGAAGCAAGTATATCTTCTACAGTAAGTCTCTTTACCTGAGAAGGATGATGCTGTACAAACTGCATCCCAAAAGTACTTACTTCATTGTCCCTTACACCAAGAACATCCCTTTCTACAAATGATCTTCCATTTTCTCCTGTTATATTATTAATTCCCAATATTTTGAGATAAGCAACAGGAATATATTTAATGAATTCTATTGCTTCCTGTACAGCACTTCCCATATATTCATAGAGTACAAGATCCTGTGCAAGTTGAAGGGTGGAGTATGGCTTCTTATTAAAGTTGGGCAATGGAATATTAGCTTCTATCATTTCTATGATAGAGTTATACAGATACTCTTCGTCAAAATTCTCAGCAGAAGAGTTATCAAACTGTATCAGAGATGCTTCTCCATTAGTGTTTACAACAAATTTAAGCCTTTGAAGAAGCCTGTTCTGTTTTATAAAATCATCAAGCTCAGGAGTCCTGTTTTTAGGGTTCATCAATACATCTCTCATATAAGATGCAAGAGACCTTTTGGTTATATTTGTTGTCTTTACTATCTTTCCATCTACTTCTGACCTTATACTTTCTGTTTCATCAATATATAACCTGTATCTTTCCTGTCTTGGAGTGAGAGTAGCCATACCTATATAGTTATCAGTATACAGGTACTTCTTCATTTCATTTATTATCTCCTGCTTTATCTCAACTTTCTTTGTTTCACTTATATCACCAGATGATGTGTACTGTTTTATCTCTTCCATAACTGCTCTTACATCACCAAATGTGTAAGGAAAGTATGGGCCCCATATTCCTTTTGCAGAAGAGAGTCCTTGTATGGTAAAATTACCTGCTATAGTAGTAGGCTTTATAAGAAGCTTCTCTGGTACTCCTCTCCCTTGAGGATCAGGATAGCTGTCAATTACTATAAATCCTTCCCTCATTTTAGCAAGTACTTCATTACTATTGAGCTTTGCAGTGGTTCTGTAATATTCACCTATAAGCTTATCAGCATTTCTTACCAATGCATTTTCAGGAAGATTTTTTACAGTCTCAATCTTTTCAAGTACTTCAAGAAGATTCTTTCCTATACCTTTACTGTCAACATTAAGGGTTGTCTGAACATTGGTTATTTGCTTTGCATAATCAGCAAGCTTATCAAATTTGAGAAGAACAGCAGACTGAAATGCCATATCAAGTTCATCTTCTTTTGCCCTTATTTGCTCTACCATATAATTTACAGTCATTTTACTGTCATAGTCAGTAGCAGGATCAGGAGTTCCATATTTCTTGATCAGTTCTTCAATAACTTTTTTCCTCTTATTAGGGTCATATTCTGCAACATTAGAACTTTTCTCTTCCATCATCTTTACAAATTCCTTGATAATTGGCTGAGAAATAAACATGAAGGAGATACTTCTTTTTTCTCCTGAATCATTTTTACCTTCATAATCCTGATCAAAGCCCAAGAAGTTAAGAACTTTATCAACAGGCATGGTATAGTTATTCAAATGTATCCTGATGGCAATCTGCTCAGATTCATTATCTACCATAAGATTCTGTCTCTCAGAATGTAGTTCTGCAATATCTCTTTCTCCATCCTTTCCATTCTTTCCAAGAGTCTTTATTCTTCCAAGCTCTCCTGTAGATTCAAAACTTCCAAATTTTACAGTAAAAGGTATCTCTTCCCCCTCAGGAGTCTTATCTCTCAATGATATGACATTGCCAAGATTAGCAGATTGCTCAAACAAAGAGTGGCTTACAACATCAAGAGAATAAGCAGCAGTTCCATTCTTTCCTATTGCTCCTGCTATTACCTTTCCTCTTTGATACATATCAGAAACAGGAGTAAAATACATATCTTCATTCTTCTCTTTCTCTATCTCCTCAAGAAATTCAGCATCTTTTCTTGCTTCTTCAACAGTTACCTTCTGAAGCATCTTCTTCTGAACTTCAGGATGTGAGAATACAGAAAGATGAATAGATATAATATCATTCTGTATGAGCTTTATTTTTACCTTTTTAAGCTCATTGATTTCTTTGGTTATTCTTCCAAGCCTTTCACCTATTTCTTCTACATTAAGCCTGTCAAGTTCCTTATTGATTTCCTGTATCCTAACATCATCATCAGTGATTGTTGTAATTGCTTCATCAGACAAATCCATTTCATCAAGCAAACTATTCAGCTCTCTTGTAAGCTTTGAGTGTTTCTTGAGTGCTCTGCGAAGATACTGGCTATCCTTTCTCTTCTCAGCAATCATCTGATCTATTTTCTTTTCCCTGAGCTCAATATTCTCTGTGGTAAGACTTTCAATGGCAAAATCCTTTGACTTATTGAGAGGAATAATCTTTCCATTCTCTACTGTTGTCCAGTAATGATAAGTATATCTCTTATCAATATCATAGTCCTCACCTATGATTACTGTTCCATCCATAGATACTATCATAAGGTCAGCAGAGCCAACAGGAAGAAATCCTGCTATCTCTATCTTTTCCATAGATCCATGTTTTGATGTAGGAATTCTGAAAGAAGGAATACTGAGAAGATTAGTGCTTATCTTATCTTCACGAAGAGTAAGTCTTCCAGTGGAAGGATCCCTGTAACTATATTCATCACTTGTGATATCAATTAACTTTCCATCTACCCTTATTTTACAAGGAATAAATACCTGATTTCCTTTTAGTTCCCCAACAGAATGATCAAAGTTGCTTGTATAGACAACCTGATCCATTGACACTTCTGCATCACTAATATCATAACTAAGCTTAAACCCATTCTCTGAACCTATTACATAGGAATAACCGGGATATTTTATCTTAACTATCCTATGGGATATAATAGAGTTAAGCAGTGCTTCATACCTGTTTGAGTTGGGAGATAACCAAAGAGGAAGGTTAAAGTTTCCTGTCTCAGGATCTATTCCAAGTGCATCAATATCTTGCTTTGGGTATCCCCTTTCCAAAGCTTCTTCCTTGAGAATATTAGAGAGTCTCTGCATTACTGCTTTCTTTCCTCCCCTTTCAGCTATAGGATCACCTGTTTTTGGATCAATTCCTATCTCATTATAGAGCTGGAGACGAAGAGAGGTAATCATAGAAGAATGAAGATGGGTAAACATCTGCTGAAGTCCTCTTCCATTAAAAGAAGTTCCATCAACATCAAATCCATCAAGATTCATAACACCATTACCAAAAGCAAGCTTGGTAGTTTGTGTACCCATTGATGATGTATCTTCATTCTTATACGCTGACTTATAGGGAATATTCTGCTGAATTCTGAAGTCAGACCTGTTAAGAACAAGAGAGTTTGACCTCATTGTATCAGCATCAAATTCTATAAAATTTCCCCTGCTGTCAGATATGGAGAGAGGATTTTCCAATCCACCTACTTTATTGCCACTCTGATAAGATGCTCTTACTGTCATTCCCCTTCCATCATTCTCAAGAGCTTCCATTGACTTGCGAAGCTTATCAATTTCTTTTCCTGCTGTTAACTGTGGGATCAGAGGAAATGAGGATGTTTTGATATATACACTTCTCATGCAGTCATTTTCCTGATCTTCTATCTGTCCTGTATATACAGGCTTCATTGGCTGCATTACTTTCTGTACAAGAACTTTCTGCTTATCAGTAAGATCTTCCCAAGCAACTTCACTTGAAAATATCATAGCTGCCTGCTTTATATCATCTGCTGTAACATTATTAACAGCTTCAGGCATTTTCCCCATTTTCTCAAGAATATAGAGATGCTCTCTCCATGTTGTATATTCCTGAGCATTAGTAGCTTCAATACTGAAGAATTCTTTTGACTTGGGATATTTTGAAAGTATCTCTTCTACTGTTCCATTGTCTTCTATTGCAACAGCATTATGGTATCTCTCAATTTCTTCATCAGTAACTTCCTTTCCATCAAGAGCATATGTAATATATTTTATCCTATGAGATACTCTCTCTGTATCTGCCAAGAATACCTGATAGTATACAGATGAAGGAAGATCAGAATCAGCAATTTTATTTCCGGGTGCAATTTGGTTTGCAAGCCTTTTACCCATATAGGTAAAAGTATCCCTTACAGTTCCCACAAAGTCAGAAGGGTCTGTATTACGATTTCTTTTGTAATATAAAGCAGGGTCTCCTGTAAAGGTCATATATGAATTATTATTGGAGACCATTGAATTTATTACATAGTCCAATGCTGCTATGTTCACAGCAGTATTTGTATTGGTTGACTTCTCTCTTAAGTATCTGTGGTCAATGAATTTTGTAGTAGTATACTTACGATTATCCATTCTGTTCTGGAATGATTCATCACTTTCCCCCTCTTCCCTCTTTATTTTTTCCTTAATGATGAAGCCCATCTTCTCCCATTCAACAAGCTTCTTCTGCTGTTCAGATACAAAGTACTTGTTTACTTCTTCCTTTATTAATTGCTTAACTGTCTTACCATTATCTGTTTTGAGATTTTCTATATCTCCAACATTATACTTTTCCATCATCTTGGAAAGTGATACCTTCCCCCCTTCAATATCAAAGGTCATTGAGTTAAGTGAAGGAATTGTATAGAATAACTTTGCTCCTACATCATATTTTCCTCCCTTATCATTCATTATACGAGAGGATTTATTTCTTTGATTGAAGCTTACTATTCTTTGCAGATCAGGAAGAACAAGCTGATCATAACCATACTCCAGTACAGCATCAAAATTGAGCATGTTCTTTTCCCTCAGATTAAGTACAAGTGTTTTGATTACTGTCATTGTACTTTTATCTGACATAGTAGGAGAGAACATTTTTGCAATCCTGAAGTCAAGCCCACCTTCATAGAAATTACAATCTACTGTTCCTTGTCCTGTAGGCATAAAGAAGCCAAGCTTCACAAGCTCATGATCAGGGTCAGCTAACTGCTGAAGACTATTATCCCTGTATAATTGCTTTCCAAGCTCTTTTATGGTAGTAATACCAAGATGGATTACTTCAAACTGATCTCTGAATTTGGCTTCCTGCTTCAACATTCTTAACCATAGTGACCTGTTGTTGTAACTTTTTGTCAAAAGCTGGTCAAGTACACGGCTTGTTGACTTTCCATCCCTTTGTTTTTTTAATGCATTCTCCCTGTCTGTTATATATTTTGTTGCAGTATAACCATAGAGAGTTTTCTTATTATCCCTGAATGAAGCAATGGTACTATGTGAAGTCCTCTTTGATTCCATTGAAGCAAGAGACTTGATTATAGTTTGACCAAGAACACCAGTTCCTTCTATTTCTTCATCATATCTTACTTTTCCATCTTTTGATGACTTAATTTGCTGATGAATATTGGCAACAGTCTTATACAGAGTACCAAGCAGTCCCGGTGTTCCTTCTCCCTTTCCCCTTTCTTCACCCTGAAACAGATTCTTTTGTCTTGGGCTACTGCTATCATACTTAAATCCTCTCTCAAGGATTTCTCCTATAGTATCAAGAGAAACTGTGATTCCAAAGTTTTCAAGCCATGATTGTATAGCCTGTGCTTTTGGCATTGGCTCTCTGTACAGTTTTCCCTGTACTTGACCATTTACTACAGAAAACTGATATATTTTTCCATTCCTTTTGGTTATAGCAACAGATGATTTTGAATCTGGAGAAGTGGTCAGCTCTTTTAATGCTCTTAATCCAGCAGGTGTCATATTAAAGATAAGAGTATTGCTCTCCATATCTTTAAGTATTTCCTCTTCAGTAATAGGATCTTCCTTACTGCTATTCCTTTTCATATAGTCAACAAACATATATGCAACCTCATCTCTGAGACCCACAGGAATACTTACAGGTATAGCTTTACTTTTAAGGTCATGATATTCTTGCATGATCCTTTCAAGTGATTCAATACTAAAGTAATATTCACCATCAACAGGATCAACTGTCATCATTCCTGATGACTTTATATTATTTCTCCACTGAGTAGTTATTGACTGAACTACAGCAGAAGAGTTAGTACTATAGATATTAAGTACATATCTTCCTGACTTTGTCTTGGAATACATTACAAACTCCATACCCAGTGCATGTTTACACATTGCACTCACAAATTCATTTTTCAGTGATTCTGATGAATCTTCAAGCTTTTCAAGAAGTCCTTTTATCCAAGGATACGCATGCTTAAAAAGCTCAAGGGTCTTTACCATTTCAGAGTAGCTTGCCCCTGTATCAGCAAGAATAGATAGTGTTGTATTTGAAACAACATCATATCCTACATATATGGGAAGATTAAAGATTCCCCTTCTGACTGCTCCATTAGTATTTACTTCTTCTATCCCCTGACAGAACCTTTTAATATCACTTGATACAGTGTCCTTTGCATTTATTTCTTCAGCAGTAAGAGTAAATCCTTTCTCTGTTTCAGTATTCTCCTCAATATATCTTTCTTCTCCTTCTGATTCATTATCAGCATCTTCATTATTTGCATAGTCCTGCTTTTTAAGATTCATGAATTTTTTCATCATCTTAAGTGCCTTCTCTTCAAAGTAGCTCCAGTTGTCATCAACAATCTGCAACTTTTCCTGCTGAATTTCCAATCCTTCTATAACTTCCTGATCAACAAGGGAAGGATCAACTTGACGAAGTTCTTCATAACTTGCAAGAGTAGCACGGGTATTCTCTTTCATTGAGTTTACCACAAGCTCATATTGTGCCCTGATTGCAGCAAGAAGCTCTTTTTCTGATATGGTAATATTCTTGGTACTACCTATGATTTTTGAAGCCTGATTGAATATGTAGTTTATTATCTGGTACTGATGATGAATAGGAAGCCCCTGTATACCATCAATACTAAGGATAAGTGTATTTATTTGTCCTTCAGTAAGTTCAAGAGGATCCTGTGATTCATTGGAATCTTCCTTCTTTTTAAATATCTTGGTGTACTTCAGAGCTTCCTTATCCTTTTCAATTTCTTCAATGATTTGCTGCTTTGTAAGCATTCTTCCTTTGAAAGGGAATAGTTGCTCACCTTCTTTGGGTTGAGTGTCTCTTATCTCATTATTTACAGCTTCAGGAGCAAGATTCTGTATTGCTTCATCATTGGTTGTTAATGGAGTCTGATCAGATATTTTATCAGCAACTTTTTTTGCTGTTGAAGGACTGACTTCTTTCTCAGATGTAGCTTTTGCTACTTCACTATCAGTTACGCTGGGATTGTTAACAGGCTGAACTTCTATACGATACTGATAGTTTGTGGCATGGATTACTTTCTGAGTACCATTATCATTGATTGGTATCTCTATAGTCTTTAAGTTTGTTCTTCCATTATCACGAACATAATCATCATAGGATGAATAACTATTCTTTACTGCTCCATCTGCATCAAAAACAGGAACAGGAGAATTAGTAAGCATTGCACTAATGGATACATTGTTTATGTAGGTTGGAAGAATTGACCTGAAAAAGGATGCAAAATCTGCCTTAACATCTGCATTATCAGAGGGATGAATATACTTAAATGATTGTAGTGTTTTAGCTACTGCTTCCTCTACTGCTGGTCCATAAGATGACTTATCATTGGAATTTACAACAGGAGCATAGATAGTTCCTGCTACAACATATCCATCCTGAACAAAGAGAACAGCCCTGCTTCCTGAATTTACTGTCATTGATCTTGCCATCATTGAGAGCATAGACTCTATTTTCTTTTCTGTAGTATCTCCCTTGACATCCACATTGGGAGTATATACTATCATATCAATGAACTTCTTGAAATCAGCAACATTTGTCTCAGTATCGAGTGCAATATTATTCTTTGTGATTTCCCTGATGTTCTTTGCTACCTCAGCAAGTGTTTCTCTTGGTATATTATCTCCCCTGAGCAGATCAACATATGTCATTACTGCCCAATAAAGAGTGTTCTGCATATCTTCACTGATAGTATGAGAGTTGGCAAATGGATATGCTTTGTACAAAGGCTGGATACCCCTGCTTACCATTTTTCCATCTACCTCTTCAAATATCTCTCTTGCCCCTACTTGTCTCAGTTCATAGGGTAAGCCATTAAACAGTGGCTTGGAGTTTACTATCTGTGATTCTCTTACAGGAGTCTGACCTTTTATATAATAAGTCTTTCCTGATTTCTTTACTATGATTATACTATTAGGATCACCTTCAGAAATTTTTATGCTTCCCATATTGGGAATTTGATTTAAGTCAGTATGCCCTTCTGATTTTGCAGTAATCTTAACAGTAAGAATTCTGTCCTTACTGTTAAATACACTGTTACGAAGATTTCTATGACTTGCAGCACTTCTCTCAACATAAGCAGGTGCAACATAATTTGGATTTATCCTGTCAAGGTCATAGATGATAGCAAGTTTATTTCCTTCCTTGTCAATTACCATCATTGGGACTTTATCCCTGTATTCTCTTGAATTTTCATCAAGAGGGGGAAGACCTTTAGATTCTCTGTCCTTATTAGTTGTCTCAAGCCATTCCCTAAATGTAGTGGCTTTTCCTTTTACTCCTGTCTTAGAGTAGAAGTTCACAGGCATATCCATGAACTCTTCAGGAATAATGACATTAAGTTCTGATCCTACATAATATCTTGAAGGATCATTAAGCATTTGTTGATCAGGAACAAATTGACTTTCAGTAAGTTTATCATCAAGTACAACAAATTTTACTCTTCCATTTTCATCTGTTTCCTGAACTACCTGAAATGTCTGATATCCAAGTACTACACCCCCAACAGCAAGTTTATCCTCTGTTGAGCCTGTAAGAGGAACATCAGGATTTTCAGTTATCTTTAAATCCTCAGGAGTAATTTCATCATCATACTCTGTAGCAAGATCATCTTTAAGTTCCTGTGCTGCTTTCTTACTTAGTTCATCCTGCTCTGCAATATTAAGAGTAGAGAGAGAATTTGCAACTTCCTTTATGGAAGCAATAGGACTGCTCTTGAAGATATTATTGAATACCTTATCTGAATTAAGCTGGAGCTCTTTCCATCCTTCAAGCTGTGCATATATCCATCCCTTCTTGAGAAGTTCAAAATGGTTCTCTGCTTCACTCATACTTGTCTCTACTGCATATGCCCTTACAAGGTCATCAAAGGTTGGGTTCTTTTTCTTTTCCTTAAGATCAGCATAGAGTGTTGATACAGCATTACTTAACTTCTCCTTCATTTCATCAGGAAGGTCAGCAGGTACTTCCATTGGATCTTCAGACATATTATCCCATGTATCCAATCCTTCTTCAATTGTTCTCTGTATTGCTTCCTGTATGTCATTAACAGCTTCTTTTACATCAGGACTTTCCTGAGTAAAGGTATTCTCAACAGCAATAGACTTGCTTTCCGGTTCAGCAGGAATATTTGCTTTTTTTAATAAGTTCTCTACTGCCTCTACAAACTCAGGATTTGTTCCTTCCTTTTTTGCAGCATTATATTCCACTGCAAGATCAGTAAAAGATGTACTGCCTTTTTGTTTATATTCAGGCATATCCTTTATATAATCAAAAAGTTGAAATAATTCTCCAATAATGGGGGACTGGGAAGAACTATCTTTCTTCCAGTTATTATTGCGTATATTTATTAATGCAGCAGCAACAGGATCCATCTGTGTTTTCTCAGCTGGAACTTCAGGTTCAATAAAGTCTCTCTCTGCTTTCTGCTTTTTTATTGCTTCATCAAGTCTTTCATCCTCTTCTATTTCAGCAATTTCTTTTGCTATCTCTTTCTCTTTCTGAATATTTTCCTTAATGGTCTTCTTATCCTTCTCATTAATAAACTTGCCTATTATTCCATCATTAAGAGTTTCATCAAACTTTTCAAGATAGAATTCATCAGCAGCTCTCATGTAATCATCAGCAGATTCATTTGTCTCCTTCATTCTTCTTTTTTCATACTTAGCCATCTTAGAATAGAATGTCTTGACAGCCCTTGTACTCATCTGCTGCTTTAAGGATGTCATTTCTGAGTAATCCCTCTTAAGGTCAGCAAGCTGTTTGGAAGCAACCTTGATAGCATTTTTCTTTGCACGATACCTTTTTACAGTTTCAATTGCAGTAATTTGTGCTATGGCATTGTCATATGCAGAAGCAAGTTTCCCATCACTTCCTTCATATGGATTCTTAAGGTTATCAATATCCAATTCAGGAAGGTCAGAGATATCCTTGAATGAACCAAGTGTGTTATTTATTATCTCAGAGTTGGCAATCTCTTTAAGAGCCTCATCCTTTGCTATATCAATGCCTGTCTCAAGAACACCAATATATTCTCCAAGATAGTGTTGATTAACAAGATTGTGATAGGTATCCTGCTGATTTGAATGATTGAGTGTTTTATTGTAAATTTTCTCAAGTGCATTTATTTCTTGTATTGCCTGTCTTGCTGCACCCCTTGCTTCATCAGTGAATTTTTCACTGTCAGCAATCTTCTTATAGTTGTTGATTAAATTTTCAGTTGTACCAGAAGCAAAAGCATTATATGCCTGATTACTTATGATTTTCTTTGCTTCCTGCTCTGACATATCAGCATATCTCTGATCTCCTGTTGCCTGATAAAGAGCTTTAAGAATTTTTATTTTCTTAGAAGATTCTATAATTCCCTTTACGCTATTATCCATGGACATAATCTTCTCAACATTCTCAGCAGCAGCATTTCCAATTTCATTCTGAATTTCAATAACTTTCTGCTGTTCTTCATATTGAGTAAGCCTTCTGTTATAGGTAGTCCTTGATGTTACTGTTGCCTGACTATGCCCACCAACAAATCCCCATGCTCCATCTTCAAATCCATTCTTTGAAGCAATATATCCCAGTGCATCATTTATGCTATAGCCTTCTCCCTTTGCTTCTGCAATACCAGCATTAGTAGCAATGCTATTTATATTCTCTTCAAAGTATTCTGAAATACCTGCTTTTACAGATTGCTTTGCTTGCCATTTAGTAGGTTTGGTAAGAAGGTTTCTTGCAGGAAGCATTCCTTCAGTGAAGAACTTTGACTGGTAAGTTTCAAGAAGAATATTGACACCATTAACATTAAGGGCAGTTGAATATGCTGAGAGAGCAGATTTCTTTATCTGCTCTTCAAGTAAAGGATTTCCATTATTCTTAAGCCAATTTTTACGGTACTCTTTCTTTGCCCTCTCTACTATGTAGTCAAGAGTAGTGGTATTAATCCTGAACTCATTTGATATGGATACATCATTTGCCACACCATTAGCATAAGCTTCCATTTCAACTTTATCTTCTTGGCTCATGGCTTTATCCACTAACTGATTAAATGACTCATCATAAGCCATTCTTGCCTGCATTTCTGATTCACCATTAGTAAGGGCAACATTCATTGATGCCCTTGAAATAATAGTGGCAGGCTTTGAACCAGCAATTCCGGGAGCAAGTTTGGAAAACATACTGAAAGGAGAAGCTACTGCTTTTCCTGTTATAATTGAAGCAGCAATACTTGATCCCAATTCAACACTACCATTGAGGAGATAATCAGCAGTTTCAGATCCTGTTTGCACAGGTGGGACATATTCTTTTGCCATATCAATTCTGTCAGCAAGCCAAGTAAGTCCTTCAGAAAGATATGTATCATCTGTCATATCCTGATTTCTGTCAAACCATTCCTTTACAGGGGTAAGTCCCGGAATTGTTGTCTTATTGGGATTCTGCTGTGATACCCGATTAAATTCTCTTGTATAGTCAATATACTCCTGCTCAATTCTTTCTCTTTCTTTTGGATCACCTGCTGCAAGAACTTTCCTCATTGTAGTGCTGACAATATCATTGTCAGATGGAAGACCCATACTCTGCCTTACAGAATGCTCTGTAGGATTAAGCACATCAAGAACTGCTGCTATATTATGCCAGTCAATCTTATCACCAATATACATACTATCTTCAAGTTCAGAAAGAGCATGAAGATTATGTACAAGAAAGCTTGTAGTACCAAGAAGAAACCTTCCCCTCATCCTGTCATAATTGTCTGACATTTTTGTGGGCTTATAGGAATATCCCTCTGCTGCCTTTTCCTTTTCTCCTGTTGGATCAATAATTCCTTCAATGGGAGTTTCAATTATCTTTGGAAGATTGAGGGTAATCAAACCAAGAGCAATATCTTCAACTCTTCTGAGAATAATATCCCACTGCATACTTCTTTCTGATGCATCCTTAACAGCAGAGATTTGCTTGATCTGTTTCTTTACTTGCTCTACCTGAGCCTCTTCCTGCTTTGATTCCTTCTCTTTTATTTTCTCTACAATAGGCTTCTTTACAGGAGTGGCAACAATCTCTTGGTATTCATTCTCAGGAAGATTGGTATAAAATGGATTACCTTCCTGTGATTTACCAGTACTTGTTATCTCTCTTGAGGGAACTGAAACATTAGGATCAAAGACTTGCTTTCCCATTACTATTTAATATTATCAGCGTTAATATCTTTCTTTATAGCTTCATATGTCAGATCTCTTACCTGTTGATCTGTTAATTCTCCAACCCATTTACCATAAATATTTACAGCTTTGGTTGCAGGATCATATATAACACTTGGTGAAACTGTATAGAACATCTGAGGACTATCAACTTTCCTATCTTTTGCTGCCCTTGTTACACCAGTATATTCAGCATCAGCCTGTATTACTTCATTTTCAAGTATTGCTTTTGGTGATGTGTTAGCTATAAAGTTATTAAGTTCCTTTGATTGTGCCATACCAGCAGGAAGAAAAACAGTAATGGATGAGTTAGCAGGATACGTTATGACTTTATTTTCCATTTTTCCTGTCTTCGGATTCTTTACTGCCTTCTTTACAGTAACTTCCTTTGTACTTGGTATTCTTAGAGCAAAGTTATTATTTATTTCATATCTCTTTCCATCACTTCCCTGTACTGAATACTTATTTCTCACAAGTGATACTTGACTTACATCTGATACAGGTTTATTTGACCATGATGCATCCTTTGCTGCCTTTCCACCTTTAAATGTTTCCCTTATTGTATTCTGTGCTCCACCAGTGGTTATAGTAACATCAAGCTTTAAGTTATCAGCATTGTCCTGCCATGTTTCAAGAAAGTTTCTTGGATCTGCTCTCAGTTCCTGCATTGTCATCATTCTATATTCAATCTTTCCTCTTCCATCAGATATCTGTACAAGAAACTGATCACCCCAGTTTGCTGGATTTGCAAACCATTTCTCAGCACCTTTAACTGCTTTATATCCTTCTCTTTGTTCCTGAGGAGTAAGTGCATATCCTCCTGTTGTTGATGCAACATTCACAGGAGTAACTGCATATCCCTTATTAAGAAGTATGGCATTTATTTCTGCTTTTACCTGATCAGGGGTTGCATTCAAACCAAGTTTATTTCTTGCTATTGTTTTAAGTGCATCATACTGATTTTGAAGATTACTTGCCTTCCTTAATGCTTCCTGATTTGCAAATACTACTTTGTCAAGAGCATCTGACTTTATTCCATTATTATTCAGATAATCATGAAGAGGTTTCATATCTCCTTCTTCTGCTTTCTGGTAAAGAGTAAGAACATCATCCTGCATTTTGTTAAAGTCTCTTCTTCTATTTTTATTGACTGGACTAAGTGCCATCATTTCAATTGCATTCTTTGCATATTGAAGAACAGTAGGAAGAGTAGTTTTTACAGAACTCTTTAACTGGTTTATTTCACCTATATATCTTGCAGCAGGAGTTACTGTTGTTCCTGTAGATGGAACATATGCATAATTGGTAAAAGCAAAGTTGGATACATTTGCAGTTCCAAGAACAGGATCAATGATTACTCCATCATTAGTGGTTTTATCATGATAGGTATAAGGATTCTCCTTTACTCTCTTATAACTTTCAAGCTGATTATCTCTGACAAAAGCACCTGCTATACTTTCCATTGCTTGTCCTATCTTACTTGCAGGATTCCAACCCGTGTAGTATTGCTCAGTTATATTTCCATCAGCATCCTTTACTGATACTGTTAAGTCATGTTTCTTTGCCAGCTCTTCATCAATCCAGTAAGGAATAAGTTCATTACTTCCTTTTGTAAAAGTATATCCTGACTGTGCACCTATCATTCCCCTTTGTTTTGCATAACCAAGATAAGCATCATCAGCATTAAGCATTCCAAGAAGTTTTTCATTAATCTCCCTAATTGTGAGTTTTTCAGTTTTTCCACCATGTTCAATAATATACATTGCATCCTGTCCTGTTCCACCAACATATGATTCAGCATTTATCTGAGGTTTAATCTTATCTGCAAATTCAATGTAAGGTTTAAGAAAATCCTTATAAGGAACAAGGTATTCATCTTTCCATTGATTATAGTCTTGTGTGGCAGGATCCCATCCAATTTCACCAAGATCTCCTAACAGTTGTTTTCTCAAGAAGGGAATACTTTCAGGATCATCTATCTTTCCACTTTTTACAAGTTCCTTCTGAGTCTTATCCCATTCTGCCAAACCAGTATTTCTTGCAAGAATTGCTGCTGCTTCCCCTGTAGTCCATTCCTTTTGTACTCTTCTTGAAAGTCCAAGTATATCACCACTCTTTCTTCTAAATGCCAAAGGGTCTTTTTGAAGTTCTCCAGCAAGTTCATTAATCCTTGCTTCATATTCAGCAAGTATTTCCTTTGCCCTTTTTCTATCCTGTGGAACATTTGTAGAAAGAGAAAGCTTACCTGCAAGTTCCATTAAAGCAGCCTGATTCTGACTAATATCTTCAGATGCCTGTTGAGTAGCTTTATACATAAGCTCTTGGGGCATCTTATAGGTATAGTCAATGTCCTTTATCGTAGATGTTTTAAAGTATCTTCCCATAGCTTATTTTTTTACAGGTCTGTTAAATGCATCATACTCCCAACCTTCTGGTAAGTCAGGAAGTTCAGAAGAAGAAAACATATCAAATCCTTCAGATGACTTAGGAGCATAAAGCTCATATCCATTAGAAGTTTTCCTGTATCCTACTCCCCACTTGTTAGTGTCTTTAAGAGTATTAAGAAAGTCATTGTTCTGTTTGGATTCATTCATCATCTTGGCAACATTCATAAATCCTTCAGTCATAGTGGCAAGATTCTGACCCCTATTGGTATAGAAGTTATCACTTCTTGCTTCAATGATTTCATCATTCTTCTCTGCTCCTGCCCTTTCAAGCTTATCTTGTTCAGAAAGAAGTCCCATTCTCTGACCTATAAGGTTAAGTCTTTGACTGCCAAATGTTGACTCAAGCTGATTGTTGCTTGATATTTTTGCTTCATTGGTAACTATATCAGTACCAAGGTCAAGAGCTCTTAAAGAGTTAATGGATGATGCACTTTTTCTTGCTCTTTCTCTTGCTGTATTAGCAGAGATATTAAGCTTCCTTTCCATTTCTCTTTGAGAAACATTCTTTAAATATGCAGTTTCATCAATGGCTTTTGAATTCTCTTCAAGTGCTCTTCTGTTAACTCCCATCCAGTAATTTACTACTGGTCTGTTTGCCTTTGCTGCCTGATAAGTATTTATTAACTGTTCAACTCCACCTATTGCCTGAGCAGCAAGCCCTACATAGTTTCCCCAAGGAACCTGACTGCCACCTCCACTGCCACCTCCACTTTCTGGTAAGGAAGAGTCACCTGCTACTGCATTATCAAGATCTGTTTCTGTCCATGTAGAAGTAGGAAGATTATCCATTGGATCTGTCAGTGCTCCTTCAAGTTGAAGTCCTTTAAGTGCATGCGTTGGCTGAGTTACTGTTTCAGGATTAGGAAGTTCTCCAATATCAGTACCAGTCTGATATTTAGGAAGATATTTTTGTGCAAATGATCTTAATCCTTGATTGTAATAATTACTAACTAATGCTCCTTCTGCAATAGGATAAGTATCAAATGGAATATCATCTACATAAGGTTCATCTTTTAAGAGTCCATCTCCTCCTGTTCCATACTGAGCATATTGTCTTTCAGTTTGAGCATACTTCTGCATTCCCTTTATCATTTCCTGAACTTTCAGGTCATGCTCTTCAAGAGCTTTAAGGAAAGCAATAGTTCTCATTGCAGTATTCTTTGAGAAGGTATTAGGATTTTTCTTAAAGTTATCCACAACTTCTTCATATCTCTCTCCTCTGCTGTTCATCCTTTCTGCAATGGTATAACCTTTTATCGTGATATCCTTGCTCCCAATGATTGTTCCCTCAGGTAAAGTTGTATCAATACCTCCCTGCTCATGAGAAGGCCCCTGAACCATCTGTGCAGTACCATTAGGAAATTGAAGATATTCACCACCTTCAATTTCAACAGGAACACCTTCTGAACCTGTTCCAAGTGTATATTTTTTTCTCATGACTTATCTTAATGAGGGTTGTTCATTTTCAAATGTATAGTTCACAATGAGCTTCACTGATTGGTCATCTCCTTCCTCTACAAAGTTAGTATAAATTAACCTGATCTGTAGATACTTTCCTCTTAAACTTTCAAGTTCAGTCCAATCTTTGGCTATATTGATTGCAGCACTATTCACAAGCTTATCAATAAAGTAGTCATCTTTAATAGCAGCCCAATCTGTTGTGAACAGTGGTACAGTATAGTCATCCACAAAATCTCTCAGGTCACTGATACTCCATGTACCTTCAGTATTTTTTGCTGTTACACGTTCATTATCATCCTGAATAGTGGCTATCATTAACTGTTCAGCATCATACATATCAGTTGTTATTATCTCCTGAAGTCCAGTAGATTGCCTATTATTATAGGCAATAAGCCACTTAAAGAATAATGTATTGTTATGAATGAATGAGTCAGTACTGTCATCATATTTCTCTGCACTTACATGAAGGGAAATATTGTTCCATATTCTTTCCATCAAAGGATTAGAAAGTGAAACATAGTCAATGATGAATGGATATGTATCTGTATAGAACTGAAGATAATTTCCCTTTATGTTATGTATATAAATGCTGTTAATATCCCTTGGAACAGAATAGAAATAATTATCAGCATTGATATAATAGCTTGGGAGATAAGAGTGAAATGATACCCAACTATTAGTCTCCATTGAATAACTTATAGTCCAAGATAGATTCCTAAAATATTCAGGATCACCAAGATCTTTCTCATACGGATATATCACAAGTTCTCCTTCATCCTCTATTACTTCCACCCAGTAGAATTTATTCTCATTAATGCTATAAGCAAAGAATTCAACAGGGCCTTGAGCACCTTGTTCTATGAAAGCATCATAATCAGCAGGAGTTTCAAGAGGAAGAAAATCTATCTTGGTCACAAGAAGCCTCTTGAACCTACTGTCATATCCTGAATGAATACCTACTCCCTGAATAAAAGAAGTATTTGCACTCATAGGATAATCTATTCCAAAGGTATATTTCATATACTTTGGAAACTGTAGCTCAAGATTATTCTGGAACCATTTAGACATTCCAGCATTGGAAATAACAGTAGCCTGATTATCATAAAGTACTACTTTCCTGTCATGTTCACTTACATATGCTATTCCAAAAGGTGTATTTATAGTGGCATCTTTATGTCTGCTACCCGGAAAGAAAGTCTTTCTTGGTGGTATAGCAAAGAACTCACCAGTACCTATAAAGCTTACAAGTTCCTGATTTACTCTTTCCTGTAAGTTTTGAGGAAGCATAAACAATCCTTCTTCAGTATGAATAAAGAGGTTCTCCTGTACCCTGAACATATTGGTAATGATACCATGCTCCCCTTCAATATCCCTATAGTTATTGGGAAGGAATTTACGGAAATTATCAATCTTCTCTTCCTGATAGGATTGTTCAGAATACATTACCCTGTTTGGAAATGACTCAATAATGTCAGAACAGCATTCATACTCAATGGGAAGATAGTAGTGTAGCTTTTCATTATTAAGTCTTAGATAGTCTTTATTGATACTGTATATCTCAGCAAATGGATATCCTGCATAAAGCCTCCCACTGTTATTGTCCCTATCAATAATGGTAAACTTATCAGTAAGATATGATTCCATCTGTTCAGTTGTAAGGGTAGCTGTTGAACATGCATCTGTTGGAAGCTCAAGTTTCACACTTGGAGAATTGATAAAATCACTGCATGGTATAGTAGTTCCATTACGAAGCCCCATATTTACAGAAGACTGTATCCATATATTATCAATTCTATCAGTAAACCATTGAATAGCATCATCATCTTCTACACAACAAGTACCCCTCATATCATTATAATAGTAGTCCTGATTATCATCATCAGTAAGAGTATTCTTAAGGCCAGCTTCATAATGAAGGTCAAACATATCCTTCATGGTCTCAAACTCAATACCTGATATAGCCATAGAAATACCATATGCTGCAATAGCAATACCAAGAGGCGTAGCACCACCAAAAGAAGCAAATGATACAATTACACCTGCTACAACAAGCAATGCACCAACTACTATCTTCCATACTCTCTTCTTTTTGTTTCTATCAGCAAAATGAGTGTCCCAGTAAGTTGATGAACAGATAGTAGCAGGAGTAGTATAAACATCACCAGCATAAATATCAGTACTTACATTTACATCACTATCCATGTAAATAGGATTTTCATGCTGCTTGATATATGGCCTGTTAATAAAGTTAGAATAAGCCTCTTCATTATTTTTTACAAGTGAAGCATAGAGCAACCTCTTACCATCTTCTATGTTAAGTTCTTCATCAAATATAGCAGAAGGATCAAGAACAGGACTACCTTCCACATCATCATATTCAAGAATCATAATCTTATTATCTCCAGATGCATTATAGAGATATTGATTATTAGTTGCCCTCTTTGAACCTGCTGCACTTATATAATGTATATGATCAGGATCAGGAAGCTCAACTCCTTCAGGAATAACATTTGAATAATCAAAGTTTGTTGACCTGAATTGAACCTGAAGAGAGAACCCATCAGGATCCTCACCTTTTTCATAAGCAGAATTAAATGTGGTTCCGGGTCTTACATCATCAATATAAAGACCATAAAGACAGTGTTTCTTATTCTGAAGAGGAACACCATCACAATCATCACAAGGATTGGAAAGATCACTATATGCATGAAGATACCTATCATTTGGAATGTAACATCCCCTTATATAAATACTGTCAAATGTTACTCTCTTATTCAAAAACTGATGTTCAGGAGAAAATACCCATACTGCTCTCTGTGATAGATTATACTTTTCTTCATCAACATCATTTATTGTGGATACATTGGGAGACAATAATCCAAAAGAATGATATTCATTATCAATCACATCTTCACCATCAGGAATAGGAGTATTCAGCATGGGTCCAATAATGACATTATCAGCTATAAGCTTATCATCATCAGTTCTCTCATTTCTTACTATCTTGTAAGCAACTACATCGGGATGAGGTTTTACAATTTCTCCAAACCTAATTCCATAAGTATTAACAGTATATGTTGTCTTGGTGGTATAAACAGGAACAAAGTAATCAGTACTGTCAACTACTGTTATTGTGGTATAGTCTACTGGTCTTATATAAGACCCACCTTCAATCCATTCAAGCCAGAGGTCACTAACCATAGTTCCCTCAGGAAAAGTACCAAGTCCTATTTCAAGTACAGGGGCATTGCCTATCCAATATGCTCCTGTTAGTTTAATGGCATAAATACGGCTAACACCATTTATCTTATACCGAATATTACACCAATATTGCTCACCACTAACAAACTGACTGGCACTGTAAGTTATCTTACACTTTGCTTCAACTTCCACTCCTGTTTGTATAGGAGTAGAAGTTTCACTGATAAGCTCTACAGTCTGGGGGAATTTATGATGCCTTATAGGAGTATCAACAAGGTCATCATCCCAGTGATCTTCTCCCCAATATTCATTCTGCATACAGGTATGAACAGGAAGATACTTTGATTCAGTACATCCATAATATTCCATTCCTGTAGAAGCAAGCAATGCTGCTTCATCAAGAGCTATTTCCTCAGGAGTATCTCCTCTTGCTGCTCTTCTTCCCGGAATATGAAATACTGGAGATTCAGTACCATCATTGAAGATATAAACTATTCCAAAAGAGTATACTTCTCCCGGCATGTATCCTGTGACTGATCTTATAGGATTTTTAGGATTCCCTATTGCTTCAGCATTTTCAGCTTCTACTGAGAATACTCTTATCTGAGAAGTAATCCTTGATGCATAAGCCTGAAATCCACAGAAATCAATCTGAGTCCCTTTTATTCCACCAAGAATAAGTCTATTCTCAAGTTGTACAATATGAGATGCAGTTTCAATATCAATCCTTCCAGCCTGTATATCACTGATGGGAGTTTCTGTATAGTCAGAATCATTGCCTGAATAGGAAAAAGTATTATTTCCTGCCTGTATCAAAGGAGATACAATTGCTTTATTTATATTTCCATCCCCTTTATTTGCTTGAAGAATAGCTATTCTATAGTATGTAAAAGAAGGATCAATATTGGCAATAGTCCACTTAATGCTTTTACTGGCATTGTTAAATGCAAATACACCTTCAGTATTATTCATGCTTCCCCTTATCTTAGGAAACTCATTGCCAGAAGAGTCTTCATAGATATTTACAGGATTGGAGACAGTGATCCATTCTGTAGGATTAAGATTGTCATCAACAAGTTGTATAGCAGCAGAGTAACTTCCTGATGGAATGTTGCCACCTTCTACTACTTCACAGCTTATGAATTCAGGAATTATATTATATTGTCTGATAAGATTAAACTTATCCGGATCCCAAAATTCACCTTCATATGTAGTTCCATCATCAATTGATTGTTGATATGCAGAGCTATAGAAATCATAAGGTCTTTCAAAGTTATAATACCTTGGTTTATTAAGTCCATCAACAAAGTAGATAACTCTTTCATTATTTCTTCTAAGCCTAAACTCACCATATATCCTCTTCTCTTTTGAGAAGGAAAGAACATTGGTGTAGGAAGTAACATGATGAACAAGATATCCTGCTTTATCAAGAATTGCTATTGAACATACATCTTCTTCAGTACCAAGAAGAAAGAGGACAATGTTATCATCCTGTAATTTGATAGATCCTATAACTCTACATTCATAAGTAGCATTCTGAAAATCAGTAACTGTTAACTGTTCTATTACATCTGTTGAGTTTTCAGTAGAGAGAAAGCGACTATCACCCTCAAAGGTTTCAACAAGTCCATTAAGTGCAAACCTATAAGTATCTTTAGGTTGGTCAACAGGAGATGTATCCTGAACCATTCCTTTGTAAATCCTTTGAGAATTATCTTGGCTTTCCATTATATAAGCATATTACGGGGTTCAACATGAGCAAGGGTTCCGAAAAAGCCTTTATACTTGTTTCTTGGAAGAAGATAATTGCGTTGGTTGAGTAAGTTTTCCCACTCATCAATTGTCTGTGGCATCTTCCCAAAGTTCTTTGCCTGCCTGCAATACCAATGCCAGTCAGCTTCTGCCTTCTGTAATTTTGCTTGGGCCCCTTCCCTACCTGCATAGAAATCCCTTTCATAGATCTTCATTGTTATGAATTTCACTATTGCAGTGATGTAAGAAATATTATCAGGAATCATAGGATATCCTGTATTGCAGTCAAACCTGTACTTGAGATAGCTTATGGCAACCTGACCTGTTTCAAAACTAAACCTCATAATGCTATCATCAATGATTCTGTATTCATCAGTACAGGTTGTATAGAGATCTTCAAAATCAGTCTGTTTACATACTATACTGTCAAAGAAACTATGAGTAGCAAGCCTTACAGGTGTAAATTTAAGGTTATACCTTTCACAAAGACCACCTATATAATATTCACCAATAAGGTCAAAATAAGGTCTGTAGTAAGCAACATCATAAGCATTTACAGGCATACCAAGCTCATCTATTGCTACAGGAATATCACCATCTTCTTCTGTTGATTCAGAACTTGATGTAACATCAGATGTAGTAACAGAATATTCATTATTTCTTGCTACCTGTATAATGGTATGAAAATGCTTTGGAAGAGTGCACTGATGATTAGCTACTTCAATGAATGCAATAGCAGGCTGCAAAAAAGCAGATGCTCCCATAAACTCAAGAGCCTGTCCTGTCCATTCAATGATGTCCATCTCAGAGAGTCCTTCTCTGAGCAAGTCCCTGTTAATTTGGGAGAATATCCTGTCTATTGATACAAATTTCATTTCTTTGAAGAATTAAATGAGTCAGCAAGTGATTTTTCAGGATCAAAGTCAAGTGGATTCTCACTGGAAAAGAACTTTTCTGTTTTCCATTGATACCCATTCTTTTTATCATGCCATTCAGTGTTCTTTGTGATAAGGAAACCATTCTCTATCTCTTCTACAGAAATTCTGATCTCTTTATCATCCTTTGTCCTCTTGGTAACTGATGTTACACGGGACTCACTTTTTGTTGCTTTTGCAGCCTTAAGATTTGACATTGGTGTATGTTTAAAGAGTTATATATTCTCTTCCCTTATTAATAGCATTATGAACTTCCTGCTTGTTATCTCTTGTGAGCCTGAACATATAAAAGTCTTTGTTTCTTATGTATACTTTCTGTTTTGTCCAGTGAAGCCTATATCTTACCCCATTGGTATGCTCATTAAAATAATAAACAAGTTCCTTCTGTTCTTTTGCTTTAGGATTGCTTTCCCATAGTTTTTTAGTTTCTTTCCAGTCAGGAGCAAGTCCTTTTACATATCCTGTATTGGGATCAATTCTTGGTTTTGTTTTTCTTCCTGCTATTACAAGCCTTCCCAATCTCTCAAAGAGAGAAACTTCTTCTCCTTCTATAAGCTTTCTAAAGAGGAATTTATTAAACTCTTCTGTAACAAGCTTGAAAATCCTTTCATTCTTTGGATTTTTTACCTCCCTGCGATACAGTTTATATGCATCTGTTATTCCAAGTGAACTCATCTTCTTTGCCTTTCTCTCATTCCTGAATTGTCAGTGGCATTATTTACAACATCCTCTACCATCTGTGCAAAAGCCATCACAAGTTCCTGATGAGTAAGCTGTATCAATGTGTCAGCAAGTTCAGGGTCAACAGGAAATTCCTTATCAAGGGGGCTTATACAGTCTGTTACTGATTCACTATCACATACTGATGGAAAATCCATTGCTTCAGCAGGATCTCCAAATAATGCAGTAAGGGTGACTACTTCAAGAATTTTGTTGTATGTTATGTAAAGATGTTCATCCCTGATGTAGAATACAGAAAGATTTGAAGTAAACTTATTTCCTTTCTGATTCTTAATTGCTTCCCATGATGATTCAGGAAAAATATAGCTTCCATCAAGGGTAGTAACAGACTGAATGAGATGTCTGTTAAGATCAGTAAGTACTCTTGGTATAGGATATACACTTTTAAGTACTTTACAGTTATCTGTTACAAGACATGGACACTCATGAACAGGGGCAAGTTCAAGTTCAATACAAGGAAGTATCTGATAATTCCACTGATTGATTTTGACTTTTTCCTTTGCCTTCTGTGAGAGAAGCTTACTTCTGACAGTAATCAGCTTGTTATAGATATGTCTTGAAGAAAGCCTTGTATCATCAGAGGCTGATCCTCTTGAATACAAGTTCTGTACCCGTTGAATTATTTCTCTTAATATCATCTTAGTCGCTTTTTGCACACATCATACTACTATCTTTAAGAGGAAATGATACATTCATTACCATTGCATCTGTAAGATTATTAATGCTCTCATTAACACAATCAATCCTTTCAGTTATTCTATTACACATATTATCCTGATGGGTAGTATCAATAGTAAGGGCAAGACCAGTCTTCAAATAAAGCTTATCAACTTTACACTCCACAGCTTTTATTCTCTCTTCAATTCTGTTATGTGCAGCATCATTCTTTGCTTCATCAGCTTTACTTTGAAGAACAGTGTAATTTGCCTCTACTTTAGTATATATTTTCTCTTGCAAATCATGTCTTTCTTCAGAAGCAGTTTTTACCACTTCTACATTTTTAGAGATTTCAAAGACTGCTGTTACAAGCCATATCATAAGAGATATGAACAGTGGTATTCCTATCCATAACAGTTTGGATAATACTTGTTTGAGTTGTGTTTGGGTAGCCATTTCAGTAGTTTTAGTAGTTCAACCTTTGTCTTATTTTCTTGGTATAATCATCACATTCAAATACCTGAAAAGTACCATCAGGCTTAAGCCATACAACCCATCTTTCAAGTACTGTATATCCAAGTTCCTCAAGAGGAATCTGATAACAGCTTAATTGTGTCTGTGCATGGTTTAATGGAGTATCAAGAAGATCATCAAAAGGATCAAGCATCATCTGATTTCTGAAATTCTTATAGGGATCCTTATATGTCTTATAGTCAGCAATGATTATTCCCCTACGCTTAAAGTCATAGAACATTACATCAATTGTTCCTGCATAACCAAATTTCTGGCTAAATACCATGAATTCTGCCTGAAGTGGTTCAAATGATACAGGAAGTGCAGCCCAGAACTTGATTATTGCTTCTTCAAATCCATCAGATGGAATGATATCCTTATCGTCATAGTATCTTTGTGCAAAGAGATGGGCTTTATGACCAAGATCACAAGCATCATCCCTGCTTTTATTCCATGAAGCAATTACATCGTCATAGTTTAATCCATGCCTCTCTGCGTATTCTCTTGCCTTTTCCTCGGTATTGAACTCTGGATGAAACTGTTTTATCAGTGTTGTAACAGGCATAAGTACTCTTGAGTTAAGTGTATAGCAATGAGTTTCTTCCTCAAACTGCAACTCTGAGAAAGCATTCAGTACATGTTTTTTTATTTCTGCTATCATGATACAAAGTTACGAATATTACATCCAAATAATTTGAGGAATGAACTCTATTGTAACATTAAAATTTAAAGTTACAAAAGGTAAGCCATTATAAGCATAATCAAGGGTATCTGTCTCTTCTAAACTAAGACCTATACTCTGATCATTTGCAGGTAATCCCTGAAATGCCAAATCCAATCCCAAGATGTCATCATTATCCATTTTATGCTAAAGTTTCACTACTAAAGTCATCCCAATACACACTTGTTGAACTCCCAGTAATATACCAAGCTCTTGCATATACCTCAATTACTCCTGTTTCTGTTACATTTATGACTATACTTAGTTCTTCCCAATCTGTATCATCTGCTTTTACAGCAGTTGATTCTGTTGTTATCCATGAATTTTGATACTCAGGTACTAATAAAGCTGCTCCAACATTAGTAGCATGTCCTTTCTTGCACCATACTTTTATTCTTTTCTGAGTTCCAGCTTCTACTAATACTCTTGCTAATGGCATTTCAAGAGGATGATTAATTGAGCATGATGTACCTATAGTCCTCATTTCCCAAGCATATCCACTTTCTGTATGCCTTGTAGTTTGTTGTGCTATAAAACCATATGTTGCACCATACATAATGCTAAAGTTATCTCCTTCAACACCACGATATTTATGAAATGCATAACCAGTATAAAATGTTCCTATACTTGTAAATGCAGTATCATCAGTATTTTCAAGGTTATAGAAAGTTGTGTTAATACTATTTCCAGATACTGTTGCACTATTATTTTTAGTAATCAAATTAATAATATTGTTACCACCAGAATAGGGCATATTTATTGCTCTTACTGAATTATATGAATAACAATTAATGATCTTACTGTTAAAGGTATGTTGAATCTGATAATTACTTGTTGTGGTATTATTTGCTACACAGTTTTCAAGTCTTACATAATAATTAATTTGGGAATTAATACCAACTGCTCCATTACTTGCAGAACAATTATTCATTCTTAAGTTATTAGTTACAGCAATATAAAAACCACTACTATATCTTACTGTAGAAATATGTTCAAGTATTAAAAAACCTCCAGCCTGATAATGATAAATACCATATCCCCATCCTGATAACCCATCTATAAATGTTTCTCCATCCTGTAAATTAGTTGAAGTATTCCAACCACCTGAGAAAGTAATATATCCCCCTGCTGCTGTTCCACCTTCATTTAAAATAAATATTTGAGCACCTTGTGATGCTGCAAGAGGCGTTTTAAATGTTTCTCTAAAATAAGTAGTAACTGTTTCTGTTGCTCCATGATATCCTTTACCAGCAGATGAAATAGAAGCTGTATCATCATCCAATAAAATTGTAGTACCATCAATAGATTGAATACCATGCCAAGGTTCTGTTACAGAATTAATTTCTGAACTATTCTTACTAATAAGAGATTGCAGATTAAGACCATTTTCCAAACAAGCAATAAAATGATCAAAATAAACATAAGTAGAACCTGTTGGTGCAACACTACCTGAATATAAAGCAATAGATTTTATATCATTTCCAAGATAACCACCACCATCTTTTGCAATAGTTAATGGCATCATCCTTGAAGTACTTGCAATGGCAGGTATTAGAAAACTATCTACAACAGTGGTTCCAGCATCATCAGAACAAAGACATATCTTCCAATTTCCTGCTGCTATTGCTGTATTATTAGCCCACCAAAAGCTAATTAGTTTATAAGCACTTAAATCAGTATCAGCAATGTTATAGTAAGCATATAGAGTATTAGTAGCAGTAGAAGCAGGTGCTTGAATCCTTATATTATATGAACCTTGTTTATTATATGTTCCACTTTGTTTTGCATGAACAGCACTATTAGCTATTGTCCAGTTTGATTCACAGTTATCTATAGTTTGTGTTTGTGCAGTAGCAAGTGTAACAGTCTTTGATTTATTATTCCAAGTAGCATTCCCAAGAGATGTTACGCCACCTGTTTTTGAAAGTTTAATCACATCACCAGCAGTAATTCTTGCAGCAGTAGCACCATTAGTAGGTGTTAACCAAGCATTAGCCCAATCAGCACCACTATTGGCATCATTGCCTGCTACCAAGTCTATATGAAATGTACTCATACTGCACTAAATGTTAGTATTACTTTTAATCCTTTGCTTCCTGTTCCAACTCCATCAAGATCAATAGCTATTTCATCACCTGTTGCAACATCGTCATGTGAAGTATCTATCACCATTGAAGTTGCAGCAGTATAACTTGTATTCTCATTAGCATCAATAGTAATTAATGTTGAAAGCATATCTTGTGAATCTGTTACATTTCTTATCTGAACTGTTACTGTTCCACTACTTGATACAGTTGATACACTTGCAGCAGCATTGGTCAGATTATAACCATTGAGTTCATATGGAATTGTAAAAGTTGCTTTGGCATCTCCTGTAGTATTTGTGGTAGTATCTGCAACAGCAATTATTTCACAAACCCTACTATGGGTATGAGAAGAAGTAGCATAGCTTGTAGAATCAGTATAAGCTGCTGTTCCCAGAGCAGAAGTACTCCATACCACATCTGTACCATCACTTACCAAAGCTTTACCTACTGATCCAATAGCCAATTTTGTCCACTTTGGAGTAGCACCTTGTCCTGTTATAATATCTCCTCTTACTACTGTGCCAGTAGTAGTATCTCCATGAGTTGCTGATAATAAATTATGAGCAGTAACAGAAGTAAGATACCCTGCTGATGCATGATTGCCCCAACTATATGCGGTATTTGCATTAGTTGAATTTCCATCACGCCATCTTATTCCACCATTTGAATCAGCAAGACATTCTCCTGATGGTCCAAGGGATACATAAAATCTTGATCCATCTAAGTATCCAGCAACCATACTATAAGTTGTAGGAGAAGATGTTTCATCTATAAAATCAAGTATTACATTAGAACTCTCAATACGAAACCTTCCTAAAATATTACCAAATACATAAGGTTCTTGAACACCAAAATAAGCAAGTTTATCAAGAAATCCACCACTATAAGTATAATATCCAGCATCAGCATGATTTCCCCATCCATAAGCTGTATCCCAATTAGATACTTGTGTAGTAGTACCTATTTGATACCCTGATTCTATTGAAAAAACACCAGTAGTATTATTATAGGAAAGAGGGGACAGAGCAGAAAGATCAGTAAGAGTAATACCAGCTCCACCACCTGCATAGAGTTCTGTAAACATATCATCAAGAGCATCAAGAAAAGCTGTAGCTCTTGATGAAGATGTATACCTCATCAATGCAATTGAGTGGTTCCCGCTGAGTATTTGCTGTGCCATATCATTAGATTACAGGAACAGTATCATTTTCAATGAATGGTAATATGATGATATATATTTCTGAAGGAATATCATCAGGAATGTTCTCTTTCTTGAACTTTACAAAGTCAATCTTTGGTTCAAAAGGTTCTGCTAAAAATTCAGTATACTCTCTATAGTCAGACCTATATGTATTAAGTACATCCTTATACCCTTCATAAAGCATTTTAAGGGCTGCTCTATACTCTTCTGTCTTCTGGTTATCATGAGCCTGTGCAAGATCAATAACCTTGTCCTGAAGCTCCTGAACCCTTAAATAAGCAGGTATACATACATCAATGGCAAGCTGCTTTGCATAAGGAGCAATTTGATTTATTAGCTGACCAAGAGTAGTATTGAATCTGAAGTTTTTTATTCCTTTTACTCTACTGAGTGTTACATAAAAGTTAAGAATATCTCCATTTGAAAACTCATTAGTAAGCTTATTGAAGTCAGGTTTTTTCATCATTAAAGTGTTAAGCTATGTAGTGAACAGTTGCAGTATTATTAGAAGTCAAGTAAGCAACATCCCCATCAGGATTCCCACCATTACAAGTTTCCAAACTTGCTGCAAACCACGCTTCTATTGTATTGCCTGTAACATATTGAAACACGTTGTCTGTTCCAACTGTTGTACCAAGTGAAGTACATCCTCTTAAATCTATACTTTCTAAAGCCTGACAGAAAAAGAATGCAGTATCACCAACTGTTTCAACTAAAGGTGCAGTAACAGTAACTAAACTATCGCACCCAATGAATGCTGATGTTGCAATACTTGTAGCTACAGGAATAGATATTTCTGTAATAGGGCATTCACTGAAAGCAAGATTCCCTATTGTAACAGCTTTAGGAACTTGGATGTCAGAAGCAGTGCTGTCCCTAAATGCTTGTGTAGCAAGAGTAGTTACATTAGGGAAGATAAAACTTGTAGCTGAGGTAGTCCCCATGAAAGCAGTAGCTTCAATTTCAACTATAGAACCAGCCTGATCATTGATACTAACAATAGTAGTATCATTGTAGAAAGCAAGTGTCGTAATTACACCATCTACTGCACCATAAAGACTAACTGTAGCACCATCCACTACCACTGAAGTGAAACCTGTAGCTACACCAAAGAATAAATTATTCCATTGAGCAAGTGTATAAGCAGGAACATCACCAACAGAAGTATATACAATCTCTAATGGATCAGATGATAAAACTCTTATAGCCAAGGTCTGATCTGCATATCCTTCTTCACTTATAGCTCTTATGACAACTTCATAATCATCATCAACACCTGTATATGCAGGTGCAACTTTAAATGTTAATTCTCCTGTATCACTGTCTATGGAAAATAAACTGGAATCATCACCACCTTGTATGTAGAAGCTAACAGGAAGTTCTTGTGGATCAATGGCAGTAACAGTAATGACTTCTGTGTTTCCTTCTACAATACTAACTGAGTTAGAGCTTGTAAAA